CCAAGTGCCATAAAGCAAATAATATTGCTTAAAAGGCATTTTTAAGCTCTTTGTTTTGTGTTTGTTACAAATTGTTGATTGCAAAGCACTTATTTTCTTATTGACATTTAACTTGAAAGCGAGTAATATTTAACTATGGCAAACACATTAAACAAGAATCAATCTCCAGAAAAGCTTGGTCGTATTACTGATCAACCAATTCCGCATGAGTTGGCAGTTCGTGTTGCAGACAAGATCACGCAGGCTCGGGTAAGTATGTTGTTCAATCAGCAATTTTTTGGAACAATCGCAATGCGCATGGAACTAATGCCTGCTGATAAATGGTTGCCAACCATGGCAGTTGACGGCAAGTATATGTATTATAATCATAATTTTGTTGATGAATTGTTTCAAGACGAGCTGATTTTTGTGGTATCTCATGAAGTTCTTCATTTGGTTTATGACCATTTGGGAAGAAATGAGTTTCGTGACCGTCAGCTTTACAATATTGCTGCTGATTATGTCGTGAATGATGAATTGATCTTGGCTAAAGTTGGAAAATTTCCAACTCATAAAATCCAGAAAAAGGACTCTTATGGTTCGATGCGAACAGTCGAAGAGCCAATTGGTTTGCATGATGTAAAATATCGTGACTGGAACAGCGAGAAAGTCTATGACGATCTTTTGCAACAGCAGGAGAAAAATGGCTCTGGCAAGGGTAAAAATTCTGATGGTAGTGGAACTATGAATGGTCAGGGTTTAAGCGAATTGCTTGATAAGTTGCTGGATGAGCATATTTCTCCTGGTGCTGGAAAAGATGGAGAACCGTCAAAGTCTGATGGAAAAGCGAGTGCAGATGGTCCTGCGACATTTGGAGATGAAGAACGCAAGCAATTGAAAGCAGAGTTGACGGACCAGATTGTAAATTTGGCCAAGTCTTGTAATCCTGGAAATTTGCCGTCTGGTGTTCAAAGAATTATTGAACAAATGACAGCACCAAAGATGGATTGGAGAGCATTATTGCAGTCCAATCTCGATAGCATTCTTCCTATTGACTATAACTATATGAAAATTAGTAGAAAGAGTACTCATCTCAATGTAATTCTTCCTGGGATTGTCAATGATCAGTTGCTGAATATCGCAGTTGCAATTGATATGTCAGGAAGTATTGGAGAGAAAGAAGCTGCTGAATTTTTGAGTGAAATCAATGGAATTATGGGACAATACCAATCCTATGAAATTTTGGTTTTTTGTTTTGATACCAAGTGTTATAATCAACAGATATATTCTTCAGATAATGGAGAAAATATTAATACATATGTTCCAATGGGCGGCGGTGGAACTGATGGTTCCTGCATTTTTGAGTATTTGAAAAATGAAGGAATTGAGCCAATGAAACTTGTGGTTTTCACTGATGGTTATGTTGGAAACTGGGGCGATGAATTCTATTGTCCGACAATTTGGTGCATCAAGGGAAGTAAAGAAGTTCCTCCATTTGGACAGGTAGCTTATTTGGATGATCAAATGAACTAATTTTTGAAATATTGAATTAGAAATAAAAAATCCACTCTAAATTAGAGTGGATTTTTTATTTCTTGGTTGTGTAATAAGGCAGAAAACATTTTAGCTTTAATTTTTCCTTCAAACATTTTGGTAAGTAGATGATGGCAAATAAAATGTTCTTTGGCAGTAAGAAAAACTTGATTTTCTTTTATTTTGGGATGTACTAATCCGAAAGATTTTGGAATTATGTGATGAGACTCGATATAGCCAAGTGTGGATTTGACAATTTTTTTATTTGTTCCACGAAAAATTGCTTTAGAACAAATATTGATATAAATTTTAGTATATTTGTTAAATATAGCAATATTTTGAATTTGAGATATATAAATAGACATATGCTGGTGTCCTATGAGACATTAGAATTGGTGGGTGATCTTAACACCGCGACCAATAATATTTATCTTGACAAAATATAATTTATGCTCTAATATTAAAGATATACAAGTTTAGAAAAGATAAATAAACACAGGAGAAACAAAACAATATGAGCAATAATATTTGCAAGCACGTTGGATTACATAATGCCAAGAAAATTTTAATTTTATGGAATAAAGTTCCTGGAGAATCTCATATGGCATTGGTTCTATTCGCTGATAAGATTCCCGCAGCATATTCTGAATTGGTTCATAAAACATTGGTAAGTGAAGCTGGGCAAAAAGCAAAAAATTTCGCAGATGCATTGAATGAAGTAAAGTTGCCTGACGGAAGAAATTTACTTAATGCTTTGCACACTGAATCGCATATTAAAAAAGTTCAAACGAATCAGACATTTGTTACACCTGACTCAATTAACAAGATTAAGTTAAATGAACTCAATGATATGATGGATAAAATTGAAGAAGGCGGGGATGCTAAGAAAAAATTAGAAGATTTAGATTTATATAAAGGAATGAATAAAAGAAAACGACGAAATGGGCTGTCAACCACTCCCAGTGATTTAGATATTTCTGATAAAAAGATGGTGGTAGCCTTGCAAGAGCAAGTCAAGCAATTGACTGGTGCTGTAGAAGCATTACTTGTTGAAGTTAGACAATTGAAAGGGGACAGATCAGAACCTGCTTCAGTTGCTCCCAAAACACGAAAAATAATTTAAGCACAAATTAAAAAAGCCCAGCAAATTTGCTGGGCTTTTTATTTAAATTATTGGCATTCCAAATTTTTTACTAGTTTCTATGTTTTCTTGAATGATTTTAGATATAGATTCCCTCTCAAAAGCTGTAAGATAATAAGCTTCAGAATATGAAATACTCCCACGCATATACCATATTAACTTTAATAACTCAGCCTTAATATTTTTTGTTTCTGAATTCATCTTTTCAAGCATTTCAATAATTTCAGATTCAAACGCAGTGATAAGTTTATTTCTAAATTGAGTACAAAAATCTAAATCAATTGGCACTGATAATTGTTCTTGACATTTGGAACAAGTTATTTCTACATTTGGCAAATAGCATTGCTTAATTGATTCTGCAATATAACTACTAATTTCATTTTGAGATTGAATATCAAGTTGTTTGAACCATTCTTGAATATGATATTGAGAAGTAACTGTATTATTTGATTTAGAAATAATAATTTTATTTATAGATTGTGAATGAAATGAGTACAATAAATTTTTTTGTTGTGCAATTAATGAAATTAATATTTCTTCATATCCTTCTATTGAATTTAATTTGGATATTTGATAAATTTGTTTTCTTAATTTAAAATCAGCAATTGAAAATATATTGAATTGTTTATATGTTGGTGGACTAAAATATATAATTAGATCATTCATTATTAATGGAGTAAACCACTTGTTGGCTGATAAAGAATTTATATATGAAGATAAATTAATTTCGTAAGGATCTTGAAAAGAACATTTGGGACAAGTAATTAATAATTCAACTTTCATACCAGTTGTTGCAATTTTTATATTTGCCAATATTTGTTGAATATCACAAATTAACAAATTTTCAGGCTCAATAATTTCAGGACAGCAATTTTTAATTATTTCTTCAGTTGCTTTTCCAGACAATAAAGCGTCTGGTGTTCTTAAAGTAAATTCATCCAATATAACCATCGAGTGAACAGAAATTTGCTTAGTGTTTCCAGTTATGGAATCACTAAGCAAATTTGTATAAAGTTTTGGTCGATTAAATGATATTTTGTTTTGCATTTTGCTCTGGAAGAAATGAAGATCCCATAAATGTTATTTCAGCTTGCCATTCAGGTGGCGCACCAGCTTTTAATTCGTCTAAGGTGCTATGTTGAAGTGGTATTGAAAAAGCATATTTTTTTCTTTGTGCTTCCAAATGATCACGAATAGCATTAAAAAATTCAATATCCATTCCACGAATAATTTGATTAATTTGCTTTTCATCTTGAGGAGTGGAAGATGTGAGAGAAACAATTGTGTTATTATTGGAATCAATTAGTTCAAGAGTTTTAATACTGTCACATACTAAATTTATTGCAGTATTGGATAATTGATTTATACTATCAGTGAATAATTTTTCATCTTTAATATTTTCATTTGAATCAAAATTTTTTGTTAATGCTTTTTTCTGCTGGCTAATATCTTTAGAAATATTAAATAAATATTTTAGTGAAATTGGATAAATTGTAAGTGATATTTTTTGCCCATCTTCGCTTTCTATGATAATAGAATCATCCCATTTATCTTTTCGTGATAAAAGTTCACACAAAAAAGTTGTTAATGATATTTTAAGTGTTCTTACTAATTTAGTATTTGGTACTGAGACATTTAATTCAAAATCATCTCCATAACTGGCCAATCTTATAGCTAACAAAATAGTATCTACATCAATATTTGGTATATTTTCAGGATTCAATATTCCAGGTAGGCATTCTTTGATTAGATCATATGTAGATTTTCCAGAAAGACTAATATCTCCTGCCCTAAATTTTATATCAGCATCAGCAGTCATGGCAAATACTGACAAACTTCCATCTTTATCTAAAGATAGACTATTTTCTGGATACCATTGTCCTTTGCTTGGAAGAAATAATGATAATTTCTTTTTTCTAAAAAAAGAAGTAAGCGGATTTATTTCTGGAGTTTCATTATTTGATGAAGTAATTGTTTTCATTGTAAACCTCTGAAGTATTTATGTGAGCTAAATACATAAGAATATAATTTTTTAATGGTGATAAATGGCAACAGTAAGAATAGTTTCTAAGGGCAATACGCTGGATGGGTCAGAACTCGACAATATTGCGTCTGAGGAGACACTGTTAGCATTGCTTGAGCAATTGAAAATTATTAATGGCGGAGCTTCAGAAATTAAAAAAGAATCAACAAAAACAAAAACAAATACTGATAAGCATTTTGACTTACTGGGGAAAGTAATTGGTAAAAATAAAGCAGATACAGTTCAACACATATTTAATGCAATTAAAGGAGTTGGGGCTGGCGAGGCTGGTAGTGCGGGTGGCTTGATAGCTAAAATTGCTCCAGAATTGGCTGTTATGACTGCTTTTATTGCTGTATTGGACGTAGCAAAAAATACATTTTTTGGATTAGTTAATACTTCAGCATTATTGGTTAAATCATTTGTTGATGGCCAGTCATCGTTGTCTGATTATACCAAAGCTTTAGCAGCAGGAACACAGCATATTTTGATTATTGGCACATTGGTTGGTCTTTTTTCTAAAGGAATAGAAATTATTGATTCTTGGAATAATAAGTTATATGAACTTAACACTGTTGGTGCTGGATTTAATAATAGTCTTATTGAAATGAGACAGCGTGCGGCTGATGCTGGCTTATCGTTAGAAGATTACTCCAAAATAATTATCGCAAACAAAGATAATTTTGCTACTTTTGGTTCCATAATGAATGGAGTTAATACTTATAATAAAATAGCCACTATTTCTATGAGAGATTATACAGATCAATTAGCTAATATGGGTATTTCTTTATCGCAGTATCAAGAAGAGTTACCAGGGGTATTATCTCTTTTCGGGGCATCTATGAAAGCTCATGGGGCAAGTGATAAACAATTAGCTTCTAGCGCCATTGAATTGACCAGTCAATTTGATGCAATGGCAAAATTAACAGGAAAAACTCGTGAACAGCAAGTGGCTGATATGCAAAAATTAACTGCTGACGCTGCTTGGAAATTAAAATTATCTGAAATGAGCGATTCAGAAAGAACACAAGAACTTGCAGCATTAAATGAAGTAAATTCAACAATGGGAGCAACTGCTGCTGAATTATACAAAATGAAAGTTCTTGGTATTGTTCCATTAGGGAAAGAAATGCAAATATTAATGGCAACTGTTCCTGGATTAGATAGACAATTTACAGAAATGTCTCAATTAGCAGCACAAGGAAAACTTCTTCCTGGAGAAATGGATAGAAGAATTGCTGAAATGGTTGGTTCAGGCTTACGCGCTGGTAAAGGATTGGAACAAATTCTTAAAGCAGCCACATCAGGTATCGGAGGAACACCAGAAACTATTGCAAAGATTCAAAGTGAATTAATGGCTAATAGCCAATCATTTCTTGATAAAAATGGTGTTTTTAATGAAGAATTATTTAGACAAAATCTTGCAACTGTAAGAGCACAAGCTGATAAAGAAGATGGAATTCGCAAATCATTGGCTGAGTGGAATTCATCAGTTAAACTATTGCAAGATTTTTTCTTTCAAAAAATATTACAACCAATAATGTATAAACTTGCCCCAATTATATCGAATATAGTTAAAAAATTTGAAGCCAAGCAAGGATCTTTACAAGGATTGATAGATGGAGTAGTTAATATTGTTGTTGGATTTGTTGGTATTGTTGGAAGTATTGTATCATTCGTAATGAATAATTGGGGGTTGATTAAAATTATTTTTGATGTATTGTTGGTTTTGGGTGTAGCATTCTTAGGAGCGGTTATTGGCATAACACTGGCTGCTGTAGGATTGAGTATAGCTCTTGCGCCTGCTGCACTAATAACTGGTGCTCTTCTTGGCGGGTTAGTTGCATTAGTTGCATTGTTGGCGTCTATCGGGCTTATTAGTATGCCAACATTACCATCAGTTGCAGGGATTACTAGCGCAAAAATTCCATCAATGCCAAAGCTATCTTCAATGGAAAATGCTACTTCAGAAAATACATCAGTTTTTCAACCACCAACTAATGTTCAATCAATAACAAGTGAAAACTCTTCATCAACTATAGGATCAAAATTGGATGATCATTATGCCATTTTACAACAAATAAGAGATTCAATACAACAAACAGCAAATAATACTCATAAATTACATCAAATAACTGTGGCTGGCCAATAATGAAGATATGTGAACTTAGATTTAGTTTCAATTCAACCACCAAAAAATATATGTTTGGTGATTTGAAAAAACAATGGGATTTTATGGAAATTGCTCCCATAACTATCGGAAAAATTGGTGGATATAATTTGTTTTTAAAAAGAGAAAAAAATAACGAATTAATTCAAGTATTAGATACTATAAATGATAAGGACGCTGGATATATATCATTCATAATTAAAGGAAAAGCACATTCTATAAGCGAAACTGCATTTGATAATCTATATTTGGGGCTAGGGTTGGCTACTACAGTTTATGCATTTCTTATTCTAAAAAAGAATTATATTCTATGGAGCGAAGATGCTCAGACAAAAGGTGGAAAATCTATTTGGGATAAGTTAGCAAAAGTTAATGGAATTACTGTGTTTGCTTGGGATAAGAAAAATAAAGAAGCAATAAGCCTTGATAAAAATGATTTAAATAGTGATGTTGAGATATATGACATTGATGTTGAATGGGATAAAAGTAAATATGCTAAATTATGGAAAGAATTCAATACATATTTTTATACAATTGCAAAATTGAAGAAAATGAAAAAATTATCTCCAAATATTCTTGAGCTTCAAAAGAAAATGATGGCAGTTTATCGAAAAATGCAAAATATTAGAAAAGAAGAATTAAATATAGAAAATAATATGACATTAGTTGCTCAAAAGAGGATAAGATAAATATTGGAATGAAAGAAGTTATTGAAGCATACAATTATGCAAAAGAAAATAAGATTTCTTTAAGAAAAACTTCAATTGAATTAAGAAAAAATCCAATTGTGTTAGACTGGATAGATACACATTGCGATCCAAAACTTAATAAGAGACAACATGCCAAAAAATTGTATTCAGCAGTTCATAATGGATTTTCATTTATTTGCATACATGGATTTGAATTTGGAATATCTGAATATATTGAGTTGAAATTTCCAAATAATATGAAAAATGGATGTTGTTCATGTTATGAAGCATATATAAAATCAGATTATATGATTAAAAAAGTAGTTAATTCAAATAAGTTACAGAAGCAAACAAAGATAAAAAAATATGGCGAATCATATGCTAAAGTTATTTCTAAAAAATGCATTAAAACTAATTTAAAGAAATATGGGGTTGAGTGGTCATCTCAAAATGAAGATATTCATATGAAGTCGAAGCAAACTTGCAGAGAAAGATATGGAGCAGAGTTTCCATTGCAGTGCAATGATATTAAAGATAAAATGAAAATCGATTCTTTACAAATATATGGAGTTGAATATCCAATGCAAAGCAATGTTGTTAAACAACATGTAATTGAAAATAATATTAAAGAACATGGGTGCCATCCTACACAATTGCATATCGATGAAAAAGTAAGAGAAATTCTACAAAATAAAAATAAATTTTCAACATTATTGCAAGTTAATTCAGTTCATTCTTTGGCTAAACAGTTCAAAGTTAGTGATTATTTAATTTTAAAAACACATAATAATTTTAAGCTTGATATTATCAAATCCAATTTAAGTTTATATGAAAATGAAATAGCGAATTGGTTACAAAGTATAAATTTAATATTTAAACGAAAAGATAGAAAACATATTGGCAGAAAAGAATTAGATTTTTATTTTCCAGATTATCAATTTGCCATTGAATTCCAAGGAACTTTTTGGCATGGGCATGAAAGTTTATTTAAAGAAACAGATATTCACCCTATTTCTGGGAAATTAATTAAAGATATAAGAGAAGCAGATAACTTAAAAGCAAAATTATGTGAAGAAAAAGAGATCGATTTATTTTGTATATGGGAACATGAGTGGAAACTAAATAAAGAAGAGATCAAGAAGCAAATTCTTGTCAAATTAGGATTGGTGTAATTATGGCCTGGAAAAAATATTTCAAAAAAGCAACGCCAAATCAAGATGGGGTTTTTAGTCCTCTTTCTCGACGCGGTGGCAGAAGCACTGGAGAAGACGCAGTTGGTGTAAATAGTTATCCAAATCTTATTCAAGAGTCATATCTTGGATGCCCAAATCGTATAGAAAGATATCAGAATTTTGAAAGTATGGATCAGGATTCAGAAGTGAACTCTGCCCTTGATATTTTAGCTGAATTTAGCACTCAAAGCAATGAGCAAGATAATATGTGTTTTAACGTAAAATTTAAAGAACCTCCGACAGAAACTGAATCTAAAATTATCAAAAAGCAATTGCAGTCATGGTATTATTTGAATGAATTCAATAAAAGAGCATTTAGATTGTTTAGAAATGTTATTAAATATGGTGACCAAATCTTCCTTCGTGACCCAGAAACATTTAAATTATTTTATGTAGAAATGGATAATGTTATTAAAGTAATTGTAAATGAAAGCAAAGGTAAGAAGCCAGAACAATATATTATTCGTAATATGGCTCCAAATTTTGAAAATTTAACAGCAACACAAGTTACAGCAAATAATCTTTATAATGTTGTTCCCAGTGGGCCAGGATTTAATGCTGCTGGTTCTGGATATAATGCTCCCAATAGTCCTTACAGTTCTAGTAGTAGATTTACAAAAGGATTAAATGAACATGCTATTAATGCAGAACATATTCTTCATCTTTCATTGACTGAAGGACTTGATCCCAATTGGCCATTTGGTAATAGTATTTTGGAGTTAATTTTTAAAGTTTATAAACAGAAGGAGTTACTGGAAGATAGTATTATCATTTATCGTGTTCAGAGAGCGCCAGAACGTAGAGTGTTCAAAATTGATGTTGGAGATATGCCTCAGCATTTGGCAATGGCATTCATTGAAAAAGTAAAAAATGAAATGCACCAACGTAGAATTCCAGGAAGATCAGATGGTGGAAATTTTCAAGATTCTACATATTTTAGTATGGCTCCAAATGCTGATTTTTTCTTTCCCATCACTTCCAGCGGTCGAGGATCTTCAGTTGAGCAATTGGCAGGTGGCTGCTTAAAAATGGATACTAAAGTTCCATTATTAGATGGTAGAACGCTTTCATTAATTGAATTAACTGAAGAATTCCAAGAAGGTAAAGAGAATTGGGTGTATAGTTGTAATCCAGAAACAGGAGAAGTAGTACCAGGAATTATTTCTTGGGCAGGAGTAACTCATGAGTCTGCCCAAGTAATGAAAATAACTCTTGATAATGAGGAAGAAATTATTTGTACTCTTGATCATAAATTTCCCATCCTAGAAAAAGGATTCGTTGAAGCAAAAGATTTGAGTATTGGAGAAAGATTTATTCCTTTTAATATTCAAAATAGAGAAATATTAAAAACTAGAAAAAAACAATATACACAAGTATATCAAAATAATACTAAAAAATGGGAATTTGTTCATAGAATGATAGCTCATTGTTTAGCATTAGAAAATTTTGTTTTTGATGAGCAATATAAAAATAGTAAAAAAGATGTAATTCACCATAAAAATTTTAACAGATTTGATAATTCTCCTTCTAATTTGGTTAGAATGGCATTTAAAGATCATACTGATTTTCATTCTTATTATGGATTTAGTAAGGATAGTCAAGTTCTTGGTACTATTGCTGCAAAAGAAAAAATGGAATTTATTAAAATTAACTATCCAGAAAAATATAAAAAGTTAATGAAAGAAAAAGGAAAGCGTCATAAAGAATTTTGGGCTTCTTTAAATATAGAAGAAAGGCAGCAATATATTGATATTAAAAAAATCGGATTGCAGAATTATTTTAAAAATTTAACAGATAAAGAAAGAAATATTCGTATTGAAGAAATGATGCCAACTATTAATAGTTTAATTAAAGCATCTAAAGATAAGTTAGAAAAAATGAATACAGATGAAGATTATTATAACTGGGTTTGCGAGCATCAGCAAAAAGGTTGGGATAAATTTAAGAAAACACCAGAAGCAAAAATTCGTGGAAAGAAAATTGGAAATGATAATCGTTTAAGATTTTCTCGCCCTGGTTATACAGAGAATGTTTTTAAAAACCAAAGAGTAAAAGTTGATAAACAAACATTGGATTATGTTCAAAGTTTGGTTTTACAAAAAAATAAAATTAAAATAGTTGAAGCAATTAAATTATTTAATGACACAGATGAATATTTGAATTATTATTTAAATTTAAATAAAGAAACTTGCTGCGCAAATTGGAATAATGATAGATTGACTGGAAGCCAATTAAGAAATGCATTGAAAATTCGTGGATATAAAAATTGGAAGCAATTCAGAGATGAAGTTAGATTATATAACCATGCCATAGTATCAATTGAATATTTGTCTGAGCCAATACAAGTTGGAACTTTAACTATTGATAAAGATGAAAAATATCATAATTATCATACTTTTGCTTTGGCTAGTGGAATTTTTACAAAAAATTCTAATTTGAATGAAATTGATGATTTAAAATACTTTAATAATAAGATGATGCGTGGATTAAGAATTCCGAGTAGTTATCTTCCAACTGGTCAAGATGATAGCCCTTCAACAATAAATGATGGAAGAGTTGGCACAGCATTAATTCAAGAATACAGATTTAATCAATATTGTGAAAGACTCCAAAAATTGGTTTGTGATCCTTTAGATTTGGAATTTAAAGCATATTTAAAATGGAGCGGAATTAATATTGATTCAAGTATGTTTCAATTGACTTTTAATCCACCACAAAATTTTGCTCACTATAGACAAGCAGAATTAGATAGTTCTAAAATTAGCACATTTACTCAATTAGAAGGATATCAATATTTTAGTAAGAGATTTTTGATGGAACGATATCTTGGTATGACTTCTGAAGAAATCAATGAAAATCAAAAATTATGGAGAGAAGAAAATGTATCTCCTGATCAAATTGAATCAGAGCCTTCTGACTTGAGAAATCTTGGTATAACTGCTGGTGGTATTGATTCAGACTTACAAAACTTTGGTGGTGAAGAAGGTATGGGAGAAGAAATGCCAGAAGGCGGAGAAGAAGCTGCTCCTGGGGAAGGCACACCAGAAGGAGCTAATACTCCAGTTGCTGCTCAAGGCCCTGCACCAACTAGCTCAGGCGCTTAATTATTTGGGATATTGAATAAATACTTTATGAGGTGAAATATGAATTTAACTGAAGAAATGACAAAATATAAAAATGTTATTAATGAGGATATCTTTGATTCTGTTAATGATTTTTTTAGTCCGATAACTAATATTATTCAACCACAAACAGTTACGATGATTTACAAAAAAGATGGCAAGTATTATGAAAAATCTTTGCATATCAAAACTGGTATTCGCTTAGAAAGACTTAAAAATTGGTGCGACGATTATCTTGAAGGGTTTGGAGCAACTCCAGTTAGATTGACTGCTGAAAATGGAGCTTTTTTGGCCGGCAATAATAAGCTTCCTCCTCCAGAATTAATCAATATTGAAGAAAGTTTCGAAAGTGTGCGAGATGAAAAAGATGAACATTTTTATGGAAAAGAAAATGATGATAAAAATTTAAATAATGCTTTAAATGCCCCAATTAAGAAAAATAAATCTTATAAAGAAGGATATGAGGCTGCATTGGGTGAATTTTGGAATGAATATAGAAATATAATTGACAATTTAATCAAAAGGGATGAAGTAAAATCAATTTTATATAAATTGCTAGATAAAAACAAGTAATTATGAGATAAAATATGCAACTAAAAGAAATGTTTTCTGAATACGACACTGGTTATACATCTCCAGAAGATGATAATAGTATTCCCAGACTAAGTGATCTTAGAAAAACTAAGCTAACTCTTGGTCAAATTAATCGTCTTAGAAAGATCGAAGATGTTAGAAGATTTGAGCAACAAGAAAATTTAGAAAATATTCAAAGACAATATGGCAAACCAGCAGAAAGTGCTGGTGGAATGATGTAATGAAGATATTTGAAATTGCTGCTAGATCAATTAATGATCCACTTGGCTATAAAACGCATCAATTAACTCTCCCTGATGATATTCATGGTCAAACTTTTCATTTAGAGTTTGTGGGATCCAGTAAAAAATTTCCAAATACAGTTAGAGCCAAATATGATAATGAAGAATTATATAATAAAGAATATATTGTTACAGTTTATGATCGTTTGACTAATGAAGTTGAAGTAATTCATTTGGGTCAAAATCATTTGAAAGTTACTTATGATTTCGCCAATCCTGAAGAAGCACAAGAGTATTTGGATGAATTTCATATTAAATTACTAATTGGAAAGGGGTATATAAAATGAACCTTATTGAAGAGATTTTTAAATATCGAGCAGTTATTATTAACGAAGAAAAAGAATTTTATCTTGATGCGTTGAAAAGATTATTGAAAACTTCTGCTAAGAAAGGAGATACTGCTGCATATTTTTATTATGACCAATTATCAAATAAACCAAATGTAGTTGCATTCACAGAATTTGATAACTTTATTCATAGTTGGGCAGGAGGACTATGGAGAAGAAGATATAAGAATGAAATCCAAAATTTAGCAGATAAATTAAATAGTGAAGATGCGAGCAGAGGTCTATCAAAAAAATGGATAGTTGAAAGTTTTGATAGTGTGAGAAATGAAAAAGATGAGCATTTTTATGCTCAAGAAAACGACGATAAGAACTTAAAAAATGCTATTAACGATAATAACGATGAATTAAAAGAAATTGTCGATAAACATGCAAAGAATGGAATTAAAATTTCACTTTCAGTGCGACCAGATAGAATAATAGTTAACGTGATTAATGTAAAACCAGAAAATCGTAATAAAGGATTTGGCACAGCTCTTATGAAAGATTTATGCTCTTATGCTGACAAAGTTCAAAAAACGATGTTTTTAACACCCAGTAAAGATTTTGGAGCAACGTCTGTCAATAGATTAAAAAAATTTTATAGTGAATTTGGATTTAAAAGTAATAAAGGAAAAACTATAGATTTTTCTGCAAAAGAGACAATGATTAGAAAACCAACGAAACATAAGTAATTCGTGCTTAATTAAAAGAAATGCATAAATCATAATAAATAACTTTAAGAGTTGATTTATGCGTAATCAAACAATTTTAAAGTAACACAGGAGAATTAAGATGGCATCCAACAAATTTGAGAAGTTAATTGAATACGTGGTAGCTAATGATGAAAAGAAAGCTCGTCAGCTTTTCCACAAAATCGTAGTTGAAAAGAGTCGCAAAATTTACGAGGATTTAGATATTGAAGATAATTCTCGGGCTTTTGACGAGGTTGAATCAGATGAAACTTCATTAGATGACGCTGCTGGTCCAGTTGATGAATTTGGCGGGGACGAAGTAGACGATCTAGAGCATGATACATTTTCAGAAGAAGGCGATGAAGATTTTGGTGAAGGATTGCCAACTGATGACGAATTTGGAGCAGAAGGCGAATTGACACCAGAAGTGGATGATCGTCTTGCTGATTTGGAATCAAGTTTCGATGAATTGAAAGCTGAATTTGAAGCATTGCTTGGCGATGAAGAAAAAACAGATGAAGATATTATCGATAAAAACGAAGACGAAGAAGAAGATATCGAAATTGAAGATGAAAATCTTGAAGACGATGAAGAAGCTGAAGAAGATTTAGAATCTGACGATTTAGAATCTGAAGATTTAGATAGTGACGAAAAAGAAGAAGACGAAGACGAAGAAGAAGAGAAAGTTGAAGAAGATGAGCCAGTTGACGAAAGCGTAATTCGTGAGTATGTTGACAAAGTAACTAAAGGTCTTGCCAATACTACAGAAGAGCCATCAACTAATAAGAAATCAGTAGTTGCTGGAAAGAATCCTCTTGGTGCAGGCTCTGCTAGTCCAAAGAACATTGTTGCTGGCGGAACTGAAAAAGGACGCACTGCTCCAACATCTGGTAAGTTTACCACAGAACCAATTGTAAACGTTCCTGGTGGAAAAGCTAAGTTAAAACCAGTTGCAAAACCAGTTACAACTAAAGAAGCAGAAGGAACAAACAAAAAGAGTAATTTGTCATAATTGTTAAGCAATGAAATTGTGGCGAGGTGATTTTACATCGCCTCGCCACAATTTTTAAGAGGGGAAATAAAATGGAAAGAATTCCACTATTTGAATATCAACATCAAAGTGCAGTAGCTACAGAATTACTAGAAGCAGTAGATCCTTTGACTGGTGCTAAGAAAAAAGATTTATATATGAAAGGAATTTTCATTCAAGGTGACATAAGAAACCAAAATCAAAGAGTTTATCCAGTTTATGAGATTAAGAAAGCTGTTGATTCTATTACGGCATTAATAAATGAAAATATTTCAATTTTCGGCGAAGGGGACCATCCGGCTGATTTAAAGATTAATCTTGATCGAGTGTCTCATGTTATTACAGGTATGTGGATGGAGGGAGCTAATGGTTTTGGAAAATTAAAAGTATTACCTACTCCAATGGGAAATATTATTAAAGCTATTCTTGAAAGTGGATGTAAATTGGGAGTTAGTTCTCGTGGTTCAGGAAATGTAAATGAATCTACAGGACAAGTTTCGGATTTTGAGATTATAACAGTGGATTGTGTATGTCAGCCAAGTGCTCCAAATGCATACCCTGTTCCAATTTACGAATCTCTAAAAAATTACAAAAGAAATGGAGATAATTTATTGGAAATGGCAGCAGAGGTAAATTCAGATACTAAAGTACAAAAATATTTACAAAATGAAATAATTAGATTCATTAAGGACTTAAAATTATAATGAGAGAAACAAAAGCATTTGTTTATAAATGGACTGAACTTTCTACAGGAAAATGGTATATAGGTTCACGAACTAAAAAAGGATGTAATCAAGATGATGGTTATATTTGTTCTAGTAAAATTGTAAAACCATTAATATTAGAAAATAAGTTTAATTGGTTTAGAGAAATATTATTTGAAGGAGAACCAAAAGAAGTAAGAGAATATGAAACAAAATTATTAGTATCATTAAATGCAGCATATGATATTAATAGTTATAATCAGCATAATAGTGATGGCAAATGGCACACAATAGGAAAAGAACCATGGAATAAAGGAAAACATGGAGTTCAATCTCCAGTTTGGAACAAAGGATTACCAGCAGAAATGCAACCATTTTATGGAAAAGTTTTTTCAGTAGAACATAGAAAGAATTTAAGTGAATCAAGTATAGAATACTGGAAAGAACATGAAGGAAGAGAACCATGGAATAAAGGATTAATTTTGGGTTCACAATCTGTAGAAGTAATTAAAAAGAGAACATCATGGCAAAAAGGTTGTAAACGATCAGAATTAGTAGGAAGAAAAATTAGTGAAACTAAAAATATGAAGAGAAAGGAACGAGAACTTTCTGGTATTAAATTATTTTCCTGGGAAGAAAAATATTCTCAAGAATATATTGAAAAAAGAAAATCAAAACTTGCAGAAAAATTTAAAGTTAATAATCCTAATTCTAAAAATAAAGGAAAATCATGGGACGAAATAATGGGACCAGAACGAGCAGAAGAGAGAAGAAATAAATTGAAAAATCCTAAAAGACCAAGAAAGAAAAGAAATGATATAGGACTGACAAGAAATAAAAATATTACATAAATATAAATGAAATGGGAGTTATGTCATGAATTTAACAGAAGAAATTTCTAAATATAAAAATATCGTTAAAGAAGAATGGGATTATGGCAAGGGAATTTATGATAAAGCTCCTGTAAAAACAGTGTCATCTTCAACAAATGGCCCGCTGAAGAATGTTAAAGCAGAAGATAAAGAACCAACTCCAGCCAAACTAACCCCAGTTAAGAAAGAAGAAATAGTACAACCCAAAGAATTTCGATCAGCAAGAGACAAAAAGCCAGGTCCATTTACTAAAAAAGCAAAAGTTGAAGAAGCATGGAACAAAGAAATGAAAACCCCAGAAAGCAAGAAAGGCATGTTCAAGGGAAAAACAAAAGATGAATTAAAATCTGAATTATCAGCAGCTAAAGAACGCTCCAAGAAATTACATGATGCAGATAAGTCAGAGCCAGAATCATTGAAGACTAAAATTAAAGAACTTGAATTTGCTTTAAGAGCGAAGAATAAGTTTGGTAAAGTAAGTGAATCTGTTGATATGAAAAGATGCAAAGGGTGTGGAAAGAAAACAAAATCGAAATATTGCTCAGATGACTGTCGTGCTGAATATCTTAAATCCTATCTTAACTCAATGACTAAAGCTCCTTCAATCGCTAATGAGCGAGAATTTAATCAAGGTTGGTCGGCTGCTTTAGATGAAGTATGTGAATATATTATTGGTGCTGGCTATCCAAAGTTGGCCAAAGAATTAAGAGAGAATTTTTAAGAATAAGTATAAGTTTTTTAAGCTTATATGTATGAAAATATGTATTAGATGTAAATATTATTAATGGGAGACATATTATGTTAGAGATCCTAAAACCACTTCTTGAAAGTGGATTAGTAAATGAAGAAACTCGCACAGCCATTAATGAAGCATGGCAAAGCAAGCTCAAAGAAGTTAAGTCTCAAGTAAGGACTGAAATTCGTGAAGAGTTTGCTGGTCGTTACGAGCATGATAAAGCAACTATGATTAAAACTCTTGATAAAATGGTTTCAGAGACACTAAGCAATGAAGTCAAACAAATCAAAGAAGAGCGCAATCAAGTAGCTAAATTGAAAATTCAAACAATCAAAGAAACTAAACAAGCAGCAGCAAAATTTAATAAATTTGCAACAAGAGCATTAGCTGAAGAATTGGCTGAATTTGCTCAAGAACGCAAATTAAGTGAAGCACACAAGAATAAATTAGAAAAATTTATTATGAGTTCTCTCGCAGAAGAAATTAATGAGTTTGCTCAAGACAAAAAGAATTTAGTTGAAACAAAAGTTAAACTTATTTCAGAAGCAAAGAATCAATTAAATCTTTTGAAACAGAAATTTGTTGCAAGAAGCAGCAAAGCCGTAAGCGAGATAGTTGCACAAACATTGAATCATGAGCTAAAGCAACTACACGAAGATATTAAGATCGCCCGCCAAAATAATTTCGGACGTAAGATTTATGAAGCGTTCGCAACTGAATTCACTGGAACTTATCTTAACGAAAACGCAGAAGTTAAGAAACTGCGTAACGAAATTGAAAGAGTTACTAATAAATTAACAGAAGCAAAGAAAGAAGTAGTAACAAAAACTAAATTAGTTGAATCAAAAGACAAAGACTTAACAATTATTAAAAATAGAGCAGAAAGATCAAAGATTTTATCTGAATTATTTTCTCCTCTTGAAAAAAGCAAAAAAGAAGTAATGACTCAATTGTTAGAAAATGTGCAGACAAATCAGTTAAGATCAGCATATGATAAGTATTTGCCAGCAGTTTTAAATAATAGAACTAAGCCAGTTATTGAGACTGGTAAAGATTTGTTAAATGAATCAACTGGTAATAAAAACAAAGTAGTACCCGTCGAAGCGGATTCTTTAGTAGATATTAAACGTTTGGCAGGGCTAAAGTAAATAAAGGAGAATACAATGTCAACACCATTATTGGAAAATCGTTGGGCTGATACAAAAGCTGCCCTGCTCGAAGGACTTCAAGGTAATCGTAAGTCAGTTATGAGTACAGTCCTAGAGAACACTCGCAAATATTTGTCAGAAAGTGCAACAACTGGTTCTACTACTGCTGGCAATATTGCTACACTAAATCGCGTAATTCTGCCTGTAATTCGTCGAGTTATGCCAACAGTTATTGCCAACGAACTTGTTGGTGTTCAGCCAATGACTGGACCAGTTGGACAGATTCAGACTTTGCGTGTTCGTTATGCACAGACTGATAATGTTACTGCTCCTTATCCTTGGAATACTGGAACTACAGCAGGAGATGAAGCATTAAGCCCATTCAAGATTGCAACAGCTTACTCTGGTAGTGCATCTACTGGTATGGCTGATTATACAGCTAATCTTGAAGGACAAGCTGGTAATAAAATTAACGTTCAAATTCTACGTCAGACAGTTGAAGCCAAGAGCCGCAAGCTATCTGCCCGCTGGACATTTGAAGCAGCACAAGATGCACAAGCAATGCACGGCATCGATGTGGAAGCTGAAATTATGGCTGCTCTTGCTCAAGAAATCACTGCTGAAATCGACCAAGAAATCATTGGTTCATTGCAAGCACTTTCTGGAACAGATCAGACTTATGATCAGTCTCTAGTTTCTGGAACTGCAACTTATGTTGGTGACGAACATGCTGCTCTAGCAGTTATGATTAATCGTGCAGCTAACTTAATTGCACAACGCACTCATCGTGGCGCTGGCAACTGGGCAGTTGTAAGTCCAACAGCATTAACAGTATTGCAAAGTGCAACAACTTCAGCTTTTGCAAGAACCACTGAAGGAACATTTGAAGCACCAACAAATACAAAATTAGTTGGCACATTAAATGGATCAATGAAAATTTATGTAAATGGATATGCTCCAGATTCTCAGCCAGTGCTTGTAGGTTATAAAGGCGCTTCTGAGTCAGATGCAGCAGCTTTCTATTGTCCATATATTCCATTGATGAGTTCTGGAGTTGTTCTTGATCCAGTCACATTCGAGCCAGTAACTAGCTTCTTGACTCGTTATGGATACGTTGAATTAACTAACAGCGCAAGTTCTTTGGGTAATGCTGCTGACTATCTCAGCAGTATCAACGTGGCAAATCTTTCATTTAGCTAATAAACAGTAATATAAAATAAAAGCCTCAGGGAAATCTGAGGCTTTTATTTTATTCAGAAAAGAAATCACAGTAGCTTTAGCTCTGTGGATGAATTTTCTGTTGCAATTAATATAAATCGAGAAGGACTTAGAATAATAGGGATGGAATGTCCCAAATATACACTTGTGGAGATACCACCGCTGGGCAATATTGATGAAAATCAATCTTGTAAGTATGTGTCAGAGAAACAGGAAGCAAACTGCCTTAGTATGTGTGATTCACACAGCAATACATCCAAATGAAAAATATTGTGTACTTGTGGGTCTGGGAAATTACGAAAATATATTTCTCTTTCTAAAAGATTGTCGTTTTGCGAAAAAGCCAATTTTTTCTACTCTGCTAAAGAATGTATCAGCAAAAAATGTATTGAAGCTGCAAAATTGTGAGACAAAGAACTTGCAAAAACACGACGAGCAAAAACTAATTTAATAAAATATGGGGTTAAAAATAGCAGGCAAGATGCTTGGCTATGAAATAGATAAATATATAAGAGGATTAAATAAATGAAGAAGTTACTTATTTTTTCAGCAATATTATCATTAATTACATTACCTTCAATATTTCTTGGTCAGCAAGTTCAGGCTCCTGGTGGAGTAAATTTTGGTAATAAAAATATACTTACTGAAATATCTGGAAATGGTGTGCCAACAGGTAGTTGTTCATATAGAGCCCGATATATTCAATTGGATGCTGTAGCAGGAGCTAACTCTTGGGAATGTATTAACGGAGGATGGGTAAATCAAGGAGGAAGCAGCAGTAGTGGCGTAGCCAGTGTAACGGCTATATTACCTCTTTTAGTCAATGGTGGCGCTGGCCCAGTCACTGGAGCAGCTACTGTGTCCTGCCCTACGTGTGGTGGAGGTAGTGGGGGTGTTCCCAGTGTCAATGGAATCACCAGTGCAGTGACTATTCTGGCTGGAGCAAACATGGGCGTAGCTACAGTCGGCGACAACATCACTCTTAGTAGTACAGGCGGCGGCGCGGGTGTTCCCAGTGTCAATGGAATCACTAATGCGGTGACTATTCTGGCTGGCGCGAACATGGGAGTAGCTACAGTTGGCGACAACATCACGCTTAGTAGTACAGGCAGCGGAGGGGGTTATATATTGCCTCCTGCAACTACATCTACTTTGGGAGGAGTAAAAGCAGATGGTGTTACAACAACTGTGGCAGTCGATGGTACTATATCTTCAACTAGTGGCTTATATACTATTCCAGTAAACACAAATGTATTGGTCGGATTTGATTCTAGAAATTTAGTGTCAACAACATGCCAAAGTACTGGGCTGTCCGTATCTGGAGATGGCTCAATTACATCAGGAAGTATTGCAGGAGGAGTGTTCACAGCCACTTCAATTAACAACGATATTCCTGGAACCATTTTAACTCTGAGCCAGTTTACAGGTGCAGCATCAGTATTGAACGGCCAAGTAATTACTCTATTACCAACTCCTACTCCTACCAGTTTTACTGCTAATGTGACTGGAATTACTACTCTCAGCAGCACAGGAAGCGGCATGTCTGTCTGTACAAATATAGTACCAACGCAACTTAGTCGGGAGCCTGTTGCATCTCATGCAAATGTAATAAACGTATCATCAGGAAATTATACTACTACGATGTTTATTGCCAACTTTGCATCCATAGTAGGACCCTACTATCCGTCTGTCACTGGAAAGCCAGCTTTAGCAATACTACAAGGCGGCGCGTTCGATGCACTTAGTTGTGATACAGCAGCAAGTATCGAGGCAAATCTACAGACAATTTGGGGTCTTTATCATTCACAAGGAATTCCTGTTATGCAATCAACTCTCATTCCAGTACAGATTAATGATTTCTGTCCTGTTGCTCAGATGACTATTTACCAAGTAAATAATTGGCTTAAAACTCAGGGACCCACCCAAGTTGCCACTGGTAATTCATCTTGGGATAACTTAGTCGATCTTGGGGGATTAATATGGGATCCATATAACCCATTGTTCATGCTTCAAACAGGAACAGTTGATCATCCTACTGATGCAGGAGCATCTAGAATTGCTGATGCTCTTAATGCTGGAATTGCTAATCCAGGAAGTATGGCTAATATTCCAGGGGGTGTTATTATTGTAAGTGCAGTAGAACAAGGCTCGTATTATCAAGGATTCCAATTAATTGATCCTCCAAATAACGGGTCAATGATGATCTTTCCTGCTGGAGATGGTAGCACAGGGACAAGTATTGACGGCTGGGGTGAGTTGGTCAATGATTTTCTTTTTGATTTCTTAGCTATTCGACCTTCCTACACTGCTAGGGTAATGCCAAGTTCACTTGGTGCTTATGGTTTTGCAAATAGTGTAAGCGGTCGATTGGATAATTTCCCTCCTTCTTTATGCATGATGGCTGATTCCAGTATGAATGGAATATTTAGTTTTGGCTGGTCTGGAGGATATGGAAATGACTGTGTGCCATTTGCTAAGAATGCTGGTATGGGATTTGGATACTGGTATGGTCCTGCTACTGCTCCTACTGGCGCTTGTAATACTTCAGTTACATCTCCAATAGGATCTTGGATTTCAAGCCGTGATGGAAAATTGACTTACTGTAATAGTTCCAGTGTTTATCAAGATGAAACTCCTGGTTCAACTATATCTGGAGTATCTTCAATTATTCCATCAAGAGGAATCATTTGCAGTCCTTTGGATTTGGTATCAGGTACATGTAGTGGTGTTGTAACTTTAAGCAGCTCATCTCCTTCTATCAGTTATGGCGTGGGTGCTCCTACAGCTTTTATTGGAACTCACTCATATTGGCGTGTAACTGTGGACGCAGTACGTGGTTCTTTTGCTGTGATTGGAGAGTTACAATTTAGAGAAGTTTCAGGAGTAAACGAAATTCCAGTAGGTGGCTCTCCTATCGAAAGCAGTGAATATAGCAGTGGTTGGAGTGATGTTTTGGCTTACGATGGTGACTTTACAACAGGTTGGGCGCCTACAACCACAATAAGTGAGTGGATTGGATACCATTTTGGAACAGCTAGGAGCGTTTCTCAACTAGCCATCGCTCCAATGACTGGGCGCGAGTCTGATGTTCCTTCTGGATTTACTGTATCTTTTTCAGATGACAATGTGGCGTATACCAATGTTTTGTCAGAAACCAGCGTGCCAATTGGAATCACTGGAGTATTTAATACATATACAATTCCAGGAGGAACTCCCAACAATGAAAATGATATATATTACGATACAAGTGGCGCATCTTATATTATGTATGTATTTCATTTAGGAGCATGGCATCAAATAAACTAACTTAGTATGCATCAGTAACTATAACTGATCTAGTTACTGATGCGTAACTGGCGCACTATCCAATTTATAATGTAACAGTGTTTTAGATAGAATTATTTACTTTACAACCAAAAATTATATAAATTGATAAATACTAATGACTAATAAATATTAGTTTTATGAAGTAAGTAATCTTCGTAGGGAGTAGAACTCCAAAGAGGTAATATAATGGGTCGCCCGTTAAAAAGACAAAAATATTTTGATCACGTTGATGCAAATAAAACCAATGTAGTTCATCAAATTCAATCAACAACTTGGGGACCAGCAGATTCATCTGCGCTTCCTGGTTATTTAACAAAGCAAAATAGCACAAATAGATTCCGTGCTCATACAGTCAATGGAAATAGTTTAACCACTCTTTCTAATGGGACACCCACTTCTGCTGGTTATTCAGCAGTTAAAGTTTTTCCAGTTGGGTCAGATCCTGTTGTTTATGCAAATGCTACTGCAAAGTTAAAAATTATTAATGCTACAGTGGTAAATGGTGGAAATAATTATCATGCTAATGATGTTCTAAGTGTTTCTGGTGGAACATTTGGTAATTCAGCAACAATAACAGTCAATTCAGTGTTTGGTAATAGTGCTGTAAATGCAATCACTCTAAATGCTGTGGCAAATCAAGGATATTCTGCTTTGCCAGCAAATATTGCTGGAGTTGCAACTGTTGATACAACCAATGCAAATGGAATTGGAGCAATATTCAGCGTTAATTTTGGTCTTGAAAGCGTGAATGTTGTTTCTGGTGGAAACAATTATTCCAGCGCAACTCTAGTATTTCCAGGATCCCAAACAGCCCCAACAGTTACTTCATTTGTTGTTGCTGGATCACTTGTTAACAACGTAGCTGTGAATACACCTGGAGTTATCAATGTTAACCCAACTGTTACTGTTGAAGGAACATCAGGAACAACTGAATATGTTAAACAGATTCAATCTGAACACCAAGTTCTTACGTTCGGAGGAAATGTATATAATTGGTTGCCAAAAGGAGTAACTCCTCCTGCTGATTATGCAAATCTTAACATTAAATTGGCTTACTTAGACACTTTGTAAATAATTGTGATAATTTTATAGGCATGAATAAATTATTCATGCCTATAAATTTGTTTTTATATAAATAACATTAGAGGGTATAATAATGTCAGACTCTAATGTTACGGTAACCACATCTGCAACACTATCAGAAACAACTTCAACAGCAAATATAGCTGAAACAGATGATAATGGCGTTGAAGTTTATAATCCATCTATAAACAATTGGGATAAAAGATTCTGGCGTTCAGTAGTTTCAGTCCCAAATGGCACTGGAAGCACTTCAAAAGTAGCTACATTATCTATAGTATGGATAACATTAGGGATTTTGATTTATCTTATTGCAATAACTCATGGTATACCAGATCATATAATGCTATTGAGTTATTTTAGTAGTTTGCTTATCTGTGTAATTTATAGCCCAGCAAAAATTATTGAATTATTACAACTACGATTTGGTAATGGAAGTAAAAAATAATTATTTGGAAAATAAGCTTTCAGCTAATTGAATTTTTTCTTTGATGGTAGCAATTGATAACGAATTAAAAAGTCCAGGATGCAAAGGTTTCGGGAATTTTTCTAATGCAGTCCAACAATAACCATCATGCTCACTATTTAAAGTAGGAATAAATTCCCTTTCAATAATAAAAATGAATGAATGATATCTAAATTCTTCATCAAAACTAGTAAATGTTTCTAGAGGAATATATTTTTCTATTTCTGGAATACTTCCCAATTCTTCAAGCAATTCTCGATTTAATCCAACAATAGTATTTTCATCTAGATTTAATTTTCCACCAGGCAACCCCCAAGTCCCTCTTGTTTTCGTATTATTGCGAAGAAGGAATAAAAATCGTTTTGTTGATTTTGAATAGAAGAGTGCTCCAGCAGCAATCATTAGATTATTAATCTCCAGTTTTCAGCAGTATAGGGACCGTTCCATCCATTCACCCATGCATTTCCATTCCATTGAATTTGAGAACTGGTATTATTGTCGTATACAAACTGAATATTTCCAATATTGTTATTGGCAGAAAAGGTAGTGATCCATGAATTTCCATTATAACTTATAATATCATTGACTTTTGCAGATGCGTTACTATTTACAGTATTATATGGCCAATTTGTCCCAATATCACTAGTTAGTAAATAACTTTGGCCAATGTTAGCATTGGGCAATCCAATATTTGGTGCTTCACTTTCAGGATTTATAATTGCAGTAATTGCTGGCAAAGTGTTTATTGGCAAAGTTGCTATATTGGCGTTGAAAAGAACAATTGTAGAATCAGAAGGATTAACAGTTATGGTTCCAATAATTTCATTTGTGTCTCCAGCATAAGTTAACCCAATTTCTGATACCCCTTGTCTAATATTTCCATAAACTCCAAGAATTCCATTCCAATCCAACGGCTGTCCGTAGACTCCAGCCACATTGGATGAATTGACTCCTTGATTAAGAATTCTTATTTGATTATTATTTACAAACAGTCCATAATTATTGTATGTTACTACTTGTCTAGTTCCATATACAATATCATTAATTCCTGCCAATTCGCCAATATTGGAAATAACTTTGAATATAACTCCCATTTTACTAACATGAGCAGGGAGAGTTAACCAAATAGGAGATTCAAATTGTAACGTACTTATATCATAAGAAGTGTCATTTCCTTGACCAACTGGAATAGTTCTATTTGACCAAGTGGTATCGTTTAATTCCAAATAACTTAAACTTTCCCAATCTTCATAATTGTCAGTTTTTTGAATTTCTATTGATGGGTTAAATAATGGCAATATTTGTTCTAAAATTTGTAATTTTTGTTGTGTATTGCTAGTAACAATGTCGAGACGCACTTCTAATTTATATGGAACAGGCATGAATTTTTTAACTGTGTAAGCATTTCCTTGAGCAGGAAGATAAGTTCCGCAAGCAGGAGAAAATACTCTAGTTCTCACTGTAGATGAATCTACATATGTTGGGGTTTGAGTTCTTGGTCTGTCAAATTTTAGATTATTAATGTATATGGAAATCATCGGGATACTAGGTAAAATATTCTCGCTGTTTAATCTTTGAATTGTCGCTGCTTGTATAGAGCCATCTCCCCATATAACAGGAACAGATGAATATAATTGATTTCCAGATGCATCCAATCCATATTGCACTTGGAATTCGCTGAATACTCGCATAATCTGCAAAATCCATTTTCTTATTTGGGCTGAATATTGAAAAGTTTGTGCCATTATTCCTCAAATTTATATAGATATATCATTTGTCATGGTAGTTGAAGCTAAAAATTGATTAAGTATTGGTTGATAAACAAAAGATTGGCTGCTAAATGTATTGGGATTTGCGGTAGCTGCATTGGAAGAAATTTCCCCTGCTCCAATAAAATTTGTCGGCCAATTAAATGAATGTTGACCTATACTATCTTGAATAATTATAAATGTAAATTCTCTTGGGCATGGATTAATGATTATTGCGTTTGCATCTCCAGTTAGTGTTATGACTTGTATCGATCCAAGAGTTAAGTCAAAAATTGGATTGGGATAGTAGGGTACAATATTTTCCATTGAAATGTCTCCGTCTTCTGGATAATTTTTCCCAATATTGAAAAGACTGTCCAAAGATTGTAAGATTGGTTCTGATATATTAGAGTTATTAACAAAAGTATTTGAATTATTTATAAATGTATCTTTTTGAGTTTTTCCTTTTCCTGGAGTTAATTGAGTCCTAACATCTTTATTTACAAATTGCCACATACTTCCATTCCATCTAAATAGTCTCGCTGGAAAATAATCTTGGCGAAGAATATATTGTCCAACAGTTGGCGACGGAGGAAATTCAGTAGCTGGGTAAACTGAATAACCATCAATTGCTTCTCCATTTCCCACCAAATAACCAGTAAATTTTTGTTCAGGACTTGACCCTAATGGCGCTGGACCATTTTTGGGATTTCCGCCAATATATAATGGTGCCCATAATGGATTGGTATCATAACCTGACTCAGGAACTTCGTGCTCTGCTTGTTTTATAATGGCAACATCCATAGTTTCATATGTATTTATTGAACTACTAATATTACCATAAGTAGTAGTATTTCCATTTATTAACACTGGACTTCCATTCACTCCAATAACTGTTTGGTTTAAAATATCTGCATATTCTTGAGAATCTACCATTGGAATACATTTAACTCTCCAAAGATGAGGCCACCAATCCCAGCCGTACCCCAATGCACTTTTGGTAGCATCTTGAATTACATAATATCTTTTTAATGCTACTGGTACAGTTTCGTCGAGGCTATAAAATTCTTTAAGATTGGGAAGTTCCAAAACATCCCCAGACATTAACTTTCTTCCAATAGTATTAACCATTTCATTGAGATGAAAAGTAATAAATAATGTTCCAGAAGAAATCATCAATCCCCATTGGCTCAAATCTAAATCCAATTCAGAGATAGAATAATGGCATCTCAAACGAAATATATCTTGTCTATATTTTCTATCTCTATTTTCAAGAAACAGCACATCTTGAATATTCTGAGCACTCAAATTTGGATAGTTAGGTTGAGTTGCATCGTTTGTAACATTGGGATTTTCTGCACCAAGGTATAAATGAATATAAGAATCCACTCCACCAACAGTGAATTGTTCATTAATTTGTCTATCTAGCCACTTTGAATCAGTGCCATATTTTTCATTTTTCCAACCACTGATTCTTGACATATTATATTACCTCTATCGTATTTATGGATTTATTTGAAATATATTGTAGTATATCATTTTTGATTTCTTCTTTTTTAGAATTCCAGTCCAATTCCCATATGATCATTAAATCAATTTCTTTTTCTTTGCACAATTTTGATTTTCGCGCATCTCTTTCCCATATTTTTTGAGCACTTCCCTTGCATTTATTAATATCGTGTTCATTATATTTTCTAGGGTCCATGTGCCAATAAGTTCCTTGAAATTCAATAGCGAAATTTATATTGGGACAGTAAAAATCAAGTTCAAATTTTTTTAAGGGTTTCCAAGTATTTGATACAAATTGTATATTATTTTCATTTAAAAAATTGGAAAGCTCAAGCTCATAACTTGAAGTCCCAGTATCTGTTATAATATTTAAATTATATCGTTTATGATAATTGTAAATAGTTACTGGAGTACATCCTAATATTTTTGATAATTTAATAACTCCATATTTTATTAGCATTTTAGTAAAAACATCTTTATTTTCAAGTATTTTAATAGTTTCTTGAGAGAAATGTTTTTGAGCATAAAAAGAAACTCCATTATTTTCTATACAAGTATCAATTTTTTGTTGTTTAACTTTTGGATTTTTAGATGGATTATCATAACCAGAATTTTTCATACAGGTATTTTTGATAATTTTTTGAACTTTTTCTTCTCTCATGGGATGGCCACTAACATAGTTTTTTATAAATGTTTCTTTTATTCGAGTTTTGATAATAGAAGATTTTGATGGATTATTGACTCCCCAATTTTTAATAAACTTTTGTTTATTTTCTTCTTTAATTTTTTCTGATTTTCCAGGATTATCTGTTCCATATTTTTCTAAACAGGTTTCTTTAGTTCTATATTGAATACATTTACAGCCACGTTTACAGCTAAATTTATGTGTCGATGGCCTGTATTTTTGTTTATTTCCATATGAACAAATTAATTCAAAATTAGGATTTAAAATTAAAAAAATTTTTGATCCCAAAGAATCATTAAAATTAGAATATAAATTATTAATTTCGTCATTTATCCATTTTAATAAATCTTTATGATCATTGTTTCTAATTAAATTAATAAAATATGGAGATTCCTTTTTTAATTTTAAAATTTCTCCAACAGCATTTTCACGAGTATAAATATTCATAAGCTGATACTTCTCCATACACAGTATTAGAGTAGTCGAGGACCCCTATTCCTGTGGTCTGCATTAGTATTTATGGATTTTAAATAAATACTTATATGATTATTAATGAGATAATAAAACATGGATTAATAAATCCTGGTGATATTTCGAGAATACACGAATCTAAAAGATTTGTGGGAGTTTCTAAATATATTCAAAATCATTGCTCTGATATTCTAAAAATATATAGAGAAACAGACAATTATTTATTTCGTGGATGGGCAGGTGATAAGCCATCAATTTTTATGGGCAATCCAAGAATAGATAGACAGCCAAAAGATGTAGCTTATAACATTCAAGTAGGAGTCGATGAAAAATTAAAAGATGCAGGATTTACTGCATTAAGAAGCAATAGTATTTTTTGTACTTGTGAAAGAAATCACGCTGGAAAGTATGGAGCTGTATATGTGATTTTTCCAATTAATGGATTTAATTATACATGGGCTCTTGGATTATATGATTTATATATGAAGAAATATATTGTCAAAGGGACTCTTGACTTTACTCCAAAACAGTTTGTTAAACAGTGGAATTTTAAAAAACGGGAATAGAAACATTATTAAAAAATCATATTGGAATTGAAATTTATATCAATGGGCCATATATTGCAGTTGAAAGAGATTTTCTCTATGGAAAGCCAGATACCACGAAACCATTATTTGATATTTTAGGATTGAAAATATGATAATATCAGAAGTTATAAATCATGAAAAATTAACACCTGGTCAAGAGCAATGGATGTTAAGCACGCAGCGAAAAGAACTCGCAGAGTTTATGAAGAAGAATTGCTCAAATATTATTGAAACATATAATTATGAAAATAGATATTTGTATCACGGTATGCGGAGCACACATTCACATATTTTTATGGCTCAAACCAGAGAAGATAGGCTCCCAAGGGATACTCCAGAATATGTGCAAATTAAACTAGATAAAATACTGGCTTCTCAAGGATTTACTGCATTAAGAAGCAATAGTATTTTTTGTACTTCTGATTTTAAGTTTGTGCATGATTACGGTTCTCCTTTTATGATTTTTCCAATCAATGGTTTCACTTATACTTGGAATACTACTGCCAAAGACTTGTTTCAAAGATATGAATTACGATATGATTCTTCATTGTTGACTACAGAGATGAATAAACCAGATTTAGATCCCAAAAAATTTATCAGCGATTTCAATTTTAAAAATAATGAAGGATTATTAACAGCGTTAAGAAAAGAAAATGAAGTTTGTATTCATGGATCATATATAGGTATAGAGTGTGAATCAAATATAATTCAGATAATGTTACCTATATTGGGATTAAACCATCCTAATTTGGAAGACTATTATGGTCATTATGAAAGAAAGAGATAAAAACTTTTTAAGGAATGAGTAATGAAACTTTTTGAAATCATAAATTACGAAGAATTAAAATCAGGTCAGATTCAGCGCATACTTGGTCAAAAGAGTAAATCTATTTCCAACTTTATTGAGAATCATTGTTCTCAAATTTTAGATATATATTGGAAAGAACAAAAATATTTATATCGTGGTGTAAACTTAATTAGCACGTCACAATTTATGCTGGGAAATTCAAGAGATAACAGATCACCGAAAGATACACCAAAAGAAGTCCAATTATTAATTGATAAAAGATTGCAAGAAGCAGGATTTGAGGCCCGAAGATCAAACAGTATTTTTTGCACTTCAAATTTATATACAGCAGAGGCATATGCAATACCATTGAGAAATGTTTTTATAATTTTTCCAATTAATGGATTTTCATTTACATATAATTCAATGGCTAGGGATTTGTATACATATTATGGTTTAAAAAGACAATTAGATAGAACTGATTCAGTGTCTTCTTTTATGAGAGAACTAAACGATGATTCTATTTCTTCAGATATTTTTTGCAGTAAATATGGATTTGAAAAAACTAACTTGGGATATGGTATTAGTAACTTGAGAGAAATATATATTAATGGAAAATATGTTGCTATTAAAATTAAAACAAAATTATTAGATCATGTTTTGGAAGATTTAAATCTATCAGAAAAAACAAAAGTTAACATAGATCAAGATGGTGTAGTAGCAGGAGAATAAAATGTCTGAAGAAATAGAAGTAGTAGATATAAAAAAATTACGAGATAAAGTATTTGATTATGTATTGAATAGATTAGGTCAAGGTATGATTGACGTTGAACTTGATCCTGTCCATTTACAAAATGCTTTAGATCGAGCCATCGAAGTTTTTCGTACTCGAAGCAGTGCTGCTGTTGAAGAATCTTTTGCATTTTTAACAACTCAAAGAAATGTGCAAATTTATACTCTCCCAGAAGAAACAGAAACAGTGTTAAAAATATGGCGCAGGTCTTTGGGAGATTTGGGAAATGGCGGAAGTCAATTTGATCCATTTTCTCAAGGGTATCTGAATGTATACATTCTAAATGCTGGCAGAAGCGGGGGATTATTGTCGTATGAATTATTTTCAGATTTCCAATTTCAAGTTGATCGTATGTTTGGTGGACAGATAGATTTCAATTTTAACTCAGTAACTAAAAAGTTAACATTAGTTAGAAGACCAGAAGGAAGTGGCGAGCATCTATTACTTCAGATTTATGTAAAAAAACCAGAATGCCAGTTACTTTCTGATTATAAGTCATTAACTTTTCTTAAAGATTATGTTCTTGCTCTTTCTAAGATAACTCTCGGTGAAGCAAGAGAGAAATTTGGAACAATTCCAGGTCCATCTGGAGGGACAAATTTAAATGGCGCTGCATTAAAGACAGAAGGTCAAGCTATGATCGATAAACTTCACGAAAATATTCAAAATTATCAATATGGCGAAATTCCACTCGGACTTCTTATAGGTTAATTAAATAAAAGCTTGCTAATTAGTAAGCTTTTATTTTATAATATTGATATATGAAATTAAAAGAAATATTAAAACAACTGGAAGAATTAAAATTAGAGTCCCCATATTATATCACTTTGATTAATCAAATGCCAAAATATTTGAAATTAAAAAATAGCATTAATAATGAATTCAAAAAGTTGTATCCAAATATAAAAGAAAAATCTCTTGTAGCTAAAATTTTCGCCATTAGAAATCCAGAGATAAGTATAATTTGCCCATACACGCAAAAGAAAAAGAAATATAATTATTCCCAAAAAAGATATGTTTGTCCAAATACTTGCCAATGTACCAAAGATTATACTATAGAAAGATGTATGACAAAACACGGAGTTACTTCAACTAATAAATTGGCTGTAACAAAAGAAAATAAAAAGAATGCGTATATTAGATTATGGGGTGTTGATAATCCATCTAAAGTTCCAGAAATTCAAGAACAGAAAAAGATAACAAGTATTAAAAATTGGGGTTGTGAATTTCCATTACAATCAGAAGAAATAAAAGAGAAAGGAAGAAAAACTAATTTATCAATTCGTGGTGTGGAATATGGTATGCAGGACTCAGTAATTAGAGAGAAAGCCAGAAAAACTAATTTAAAAATTAGAGGAGTGGAATATCCTTCCCAAGATAAATCAGTAAAAGATAAGATTAAACAAACAAATTTAAAAAATTGGAATTACGAAAATACTTCTAAATCTCCTCCAATAAAACAAAAGAAAATAGAAACATCATTGCGTAATTTTAATAGAGAATATGGAACACAACGTCATTTAACTTTGGAAGCTATTGATATTATCAATGATAAAGAAAAATTTGCGAAAGTTTTATTAAAATATGGGTCAAGTGGGGCAGTTGGTATATTGGGAATTAATCAATCATCCATTAGTAGAATACATTCAAAATATGGTTTAGCTATATTAAAAAATCGATATAGTTCTTATGAAAATGAAATTGAAACTTGGTTAAATGATAATAATATTGATTACCTAAGAAATGATAGAATTCAAATTGGACCAAAAGAATTAGATTTTTATTTTCCTAGACATAATGTAGCAGTAGAATTTCAAGGAGATTATTGGCATATGAATCCTTCTTTATATGAAGCTGATGATTTAAATGCTCAAACAAATAAACAAGCAAAAGATATATGGAAATATGATCAAGATAAATTTAATAAATGTAAATCTAATGGTATTAAATTAATAATTATATGGGAATCTCAATGGGAAGATAATAAAGAGCAAATAAAAGAAAATATTCTTGCTATTCTCAAAGAAAAGGAGTTATAATAAAGTATGATTAACAAAATTGAAGTAACCAGCGAACTAATAGATGAATTGCGAGCTAAAACAAAATTGGCAACCCCTGGATTTTGGTCTTGGGAAGACTCACCGCCAACTTTATACTCAAATAGAAATTATAATATGCATGGCATGAATCTTCTTGGTAGATTGGATTTGGATTGGAATGGAAAAAATAACTTGGATTTTATAGCAGCAACAGGACCAGAAATTATTAATGCTTTATTGGATAAAATTGAGGAACTGGAAAATAAATGAAATCAACAGAAATAACAGATTATTCTAAAACAGATCGATCATTATTCAATGAGTCATTTTTATTGGAGATGCCACAACTTCATGATCCAGCAGAATATTTTGATAATTTAAATATGGAAGTTCAAGAATATATAGCTGATAATATAACTCCAATAAATTTAGGTAATAATCTATATAAAATAGAATTGGAAACAATTGTTTTTTATTGGTTTGAAAAAAATGGCTCTCCTTCAATAATTATCGAATTAGAAAAGACACCAAGAACTTTAGTCGTGAGATTATTGGGTAAAAAAGATAAAAAAAGTCCTTATGCAGTTGATTTATATTTGGGAATTCTAAAAGATGTTGGAAAAAATATAACAATAATGAGTGATAATCAAATAACAGAAAAAGGATTTAATGTTTGGGAGAGACTATTTGCTGCTGGTCATAAGATTACAATTTATGACAAAAATTCTCCTGGTTCTACTTGGAAAACTGTAAAGTCATTGAAAGAATTTGGTGAGGAATATAAATATAGAACATACAGATATGTTTTAAGTGAATCTAAATTTGTAAATGAAACTCGCTCATATTTTAGATTGAGACAGATTAGAGAAGAAAACAAATCTGCATTGGAGGACTACTGATGAAAAGCAAAGAATTATTTGAATCTAAATCTACAAATGTTGTAGTCTGCGATGTTCAGCCAGAATATGATAAATGGTGTAATAGAATAGTTGCCCCTCTATGCAATTTTCTTAACAATCAAACTGGAAAAATATATGTATGGTTCAATGGACAAGGAATGTCCAGCGATGAGATGGGAGATGTAAAGAACTATTATGAAGAGAATGGTTTGGACACTGAAGTAAATGATAGAATAATTTTTATTGAAAAAGAATATGGATTTTTAAGAAACTGGATTGATGGTGGAGTTCCAGATAGAATAATTATCAAAGTTATTAGAGCAATGGTCCAAAATAAAGTTGATTACAGTAGATTGCTTAATTTAAATAGTGTTTTAAATGATATAGAGCAAGAAGAATTAAATAATTGGGAAGATGACGGAATTTATTTCCCTTATTGGTTTGAAGTAAATGAAATCAGAAATATGTCTCCGTTTTATATTTGCGGCGGCGGAAAAGATGAATGTCTTAAAGAAATTGAATTAATATGCAATGCATTAAATATTAAATATAAACGAATTAATAATTTAGTTTATTGAAGGATTAAAATGATCATTGGTGTTTTGGGGTTAATAAATAGTGGCAAAACTACAATAAGTAGCATTTTGGAAAAGAATCATAACTTTAAACAATTATCATTTGCTGACTCGTTAAAAGAAGCAGTTTCGTCTATTTTTGGCTGGCCGTTAGAAATGATTCAAGGCAATACACCAGAAAGTAGATTATGGAGAGATGATGTTGATGAATGGTGGGCGAATAGACTACAGATTCCAGAATTAACTCCAAGATGGATTTTGCAGCAATGGGGTACTACAATAGGAAGAAATAGTTTTCATAATGATATATGGATTGCTTCGCTTCAGAGAAAATTGATTAATAATAAAGATAATATAGTTATCAATGATTGCAGATTTGCAAATGAAATAGAAGCAATACGAGAAAGCGGAAGTAAATTCATTAAAGTCATTCGAGGTGATTCACCTGAATGGTTGAATACAGCAGTTGATGTTCTCAATAATCCAAAGACAAGCACTAATAATATGTCATTGTTATATCCAACAGTTCATATTTCTGAATGGGGTTGGGCTAATCAAGAAGTGGATTTTATTATTGAAAATAATTCTGATTTTAAAGATTTGGAAATAAAAATAAATGATTTGATTAATAGTTTGCAATGAAATATGTTCTTCTAAAACAGGTATTTTAAAAGAAATAAGCTAAATATCTTCAGTGAGTATCATATGTTATCGATATTAATCAAGCTTAACAAGTGAGGAAATCAAATGAGTACAAATTTAATATCTCCTGGAGTGAAAACTTCTATAGTAGATCAAAGTCAGTATTTGACTGCTCCAGCAGGATCAATTCCTTTTATTTTAATTGCAACTGAAGAAAATAAAATTAATCCAAGCGGAGTAGTTGCTCAATATACTACTTCAAATACTGCTGGTCAAGTATTTTTGGAAACTAGTCAACGCAGTTTAATAAATGACTTCGGCGCACCAGTATTTCAAACTATTCAAGGATCGCCAGTAAATGCAGATGAACAAAATGAATATGGATTGCTCGCAGCATATTCTACTTTAGGAGTTTCAGATGCTGCATATATTATGAGAGCACCAATTGATTTAAATTCTCTATCTGGTTCTTTGGTTCCCCCTTCTTCTTCTCCTGCCAATGGAACTCTTTGGTTAGATACTACTGAAACTAATTGGGGAATTTTACAATACAATGCTGCATTACAAACATTTATCCCAATTGCTACAACTAATGTATCAGGAAATGGAAAACTTTGGGTAATTACAAATACTGCTCAAACCAGTGATTTTGCTTTTAGTGTTCCATTGTCATCAATCGGAAAACCTGGTGATTATGCAGTAGTAACAACCAATGTTAATAATCCAGTTTGGTATAACAATTATGCTGGAGTTTGGGTAGAAGTTGGAACCGTTACTTGGCAAGCAAGTATTCCAACAGCAATAGGAACAGTTGTTAATCCAACTGTCACTGGAAATCTTGTATTGAATAACACAAATGTTGTTATATCTTCAGCCAATGTTACTGTTGCTGCCGCAGATGTAAATTCAGCATTGATCACTGGGGTTGGCGCAATTGTAGTTGGTAATAGGCTTGGATTAACTGCCACTAGTTCGGCTGCTAATGGAGCAGTATTAGTGTCAGGCACAGCAGCAACACAAGTTGGAATAACTTCTGGAACATATTATGCTCCTGCGTTTCAAGCAAGTCCATACACACAAGTTCCACAATGGAATATCACTGATGCCACCCCAGAACCAACTGGAAGCGTATGGCTTAATACTACACCACAACAAAATGGAGCAAATATTTCACTTCAACTTTACAACGCAACTAGTAATGTTTGGATAGTTGAACCAGTTTCCATCGGAGCAAATGATGCAGTAATAAATTATCAACTTGATCCTCTTGGTGGAGGAATTAATATTCCAGCAGGAACTTTTTACGCAGAAACTGGAATAAATTTTACAACAGTATTATTAGAAAGAAAGTCAGGAGTTACAGAAGTAACAGGAACTAACGCAAACATTTCAGCATTGGCTTCTGGAGTTAATACAATTAATATTAGCACTAGTACACCAGGAAGTTCATTATTTTCTGGAAATGTTGCTATTTCATTTTCTGGACCAAGTACAGCTAATTTAGTATCTGCTATTAATAGCGCAGCAATTACTGGAATATCAGCAAGTTTAACTAACAATTTAGTTGAAATTCAAAATTCCAATGGAGGCACGTTCTTCTTATATGATGGTTCAAATGCTCCATTGGCAGCAGTCGGAATAGCATCAGGAAAAGTTAGCAATTGGTTTGCTCCATCCTATGTTGTAAATCCTTTTGCACCAACTGCTGATCCTATAAATGGTACATTATGGTATTATGATGATCCAACGCAAGTTGATATTATGATTAATACTGGTGCTGCATGGGTTGGTTATCATACTCTTACTAATGATTCTCGCGGCGCAAATTTAGCATTAACAGATACAAATGGACCAATCATCAGTGCTTCTGTTCCAACAACTCAGAGTACAGGAAATGCAGTAGTAAATGGTGATTTATGGATTAACACTTCAAATCTAGATAATTTGCCAAGTATTTATAGATTGCAAGGAGCAACTGGGCCAGGTGCAAATATTGGCGGAACTTGGACACAAATCAACAATACTGATCATACAAGCAGCAATGGTATAGTATTTGCAGATGCAAGATGGTCTACAACAGGATTGGTTGATCCAGCATCAGAACCTTTTCCAGCAATCAGTACATTAGTAAATAGTAATTATCTGGATTCAGATGCACCTTCATTCTCATTATATCCACGAGGAACATTATTATTCAATACTCGCAGAAGCGGAATGAATGTAAAATCATTCGCAACAAATTACTTAACTGGTTCGCCAGTAACTTCAACTTGGGTTACTGCAAGCGGAAATAATGAATTAGGAGTAGCATTTCAAGGAAGTTCAGCACAAAGAAATATGGTGGTTGAATCTCTTATTTCAGCAATTAGAAATAGTAATCAATTAATGGAAGAATTTTATAACTTCTCATTAATTTCTTGTCCAGGATATATAGAATTATTGTCAGTATTAGCAGAACTAAATGTGGATCGTGGGGAAACAGCATTTATCGTAAGTGATAGTCCATTAACATTACAAGCAAATGCAAATGTGTTAAACACATGGGCAAATAACTTGAATGGTGCTACAACAGATGGTGTTGATGGATTGGTAACCTTCTATGATTATGCTGCAACATATTATTCTGCTGGATTAACTACTGATTTGAGCGGGAACAGCGTTGTTGTTCCAGCAAGTCATATGGCCATTCCAGCAATTATTCAAAGTGATGCAGTTTCATTTCCATGGTTTGCTCCTGCTGGCTCTAGAAGAGGATTAATTAATAATGCAACATCAGTTGGTTATGTTGATGGGACAACTGGTAACTTTATTGTTAACAGTGTTGGCAAAGCATTACGAGATGTTCTCTATCCTGCCGCAGTAAATCCAATTAGCAATATTCCAGGTTCTGGCATTGAACTTTATGGTCAAAAAACTCGTGCTGCATTAGTGGGAGGAGAACTAACTGAATTAAGCAGAATTAATGTTGCTAGATTGGCAATTTATGTTCGCAGTCAACTAGCAATTATTGCAAATTCATTCTTATTTGAGCAAAATGATAGCATAACTCGCAAAACTATTGCTTTCCAGATAGGAGAATTCTTGACTAGCATTCAAGCAAATCGCGGAATTTCTGATTGGGCAGTTGTTTGCAATTCAACAAACAATACTCCTGCAACAATTGATGCGAATGAACTACATGTTGATGTCGCAATCTCGCCTATTACAAGCGTGGAATTCATCTACATTCCAATAACTATCGTTGGTAGTGGAGTTATTACATCCAGTGGTGTATCTGCTGCTTAATTTAAAATAAAACAAAAAATGAGCCAGATTTATTCTGGCTCATTTTTATGCTTATATGGTATAATTAAAGTTAATAGAGAGGTTGTTAACATAAATATGGTGTATACAAAAGAATTAGCAATAAAAGAAATTAACAGACTTAAAAAAATTTTTACTAAACCAAGTGTTGAAGCAAAAAAAGACAAAGATTTAGTTAATTGGATCAATAAAGAAATAGAGAAAAATTATCCCAATTTAAATGAATCATTATCTGCAAAAATGTGGTTGGTTCTGCATGAAGGATATAAATTAATATGTCCTTATGGAAATAAAAGAAAATTTTGTAGACGAAGTAGAAATGAGCCACAATTTAATTGTGTTACTTCATGCCAATGTACTATTGAAAATAGGAACAAAACAATTATAGAAAAATATGGCGTATTGGGTTTATTATCAATTCCAGAAAATCAAAATAAATTAGTAAAAACTTGTTTGGAGAAATATGGCTCAAAAAGCGCAAATGGAAACAAGGATATAATGAAGAAACAAATTAATACTAGAAAAAATAAATGTATGATTAAATATGGAGTCTCTCACGAAAAGCAAATACATTTTTCAGAATATGCAAAAGAAATATTGAATAATAAAGAAAAATTTAGTGAAATGATTTTAAAATTGGGATCACGAGAAATGGCAAAGCAACTTAATGTTAGTCAAAGTACTATTGTAGTATATCATAAAAATTAGAATTGAATGTAATTTCCAGAACCAGATCATGTTATGAAATAGAATTAGAAAATTGGCTAATTGACCAAAAATAAAGTTTATATCTAATGATATGAAAATAATAAAACCAAAAGAATTGGATTTTTATTTACAAGATTATAATATTGGTATAGAAATTCAAGGAAATTATTGGCATGGGAATCCAAAGAAATATAAATCAACTAATATGATTCGATCTAATCGTGGTTTGATTTCTGTGGCTGAAATATGGAAGAAAGATGAATACAAAAAGAAATTATGTCAAAATAAAGGAATTAAATTGTTAGTGTTTTGGGAAGATGAATGGTTAGAAAATAATGATAAAATTAAAAAGACAATTTTAGAAAATTTGCCTTGTGGGATAAATACTTACAAGAAGTAATATGGAGAATAATTAGATGGCTACCAGCTCATTATTGAATTTTACAGTCCCTCTATCAGATATTGGTATTCCTGCATCAGGCCAAGGTCTTTTGATGCCAAAAATCAAATACAGATTTCGCATTCTTTTTATTGGTTTTGGTGTGTCTGCTCCAACAACCGAATTAACTAAACAAGTTGTCGATTTCAAGCGACCATCTATTTCATTTGATGAGCAAGAAATTGACGTATACAACAGCAAAATTCACTATGCTGGAAAACCAAAATGGTCTGATACCACCATCACTCTGCGTGATGATATGCAAGGAGAAGTATCAACATTGGTGGGGCAACAAATTCAGAAACAATTTGATTTTTTAAATCAATCGAGCGCAAGTTCAGCTTCAGATTACAAATTCCAAACTATTTGTGAAATGTTGGATGGTGGTAATGGAGCGAACGAGCCAACAGTATTGGAAACTTGGAATTTGATCGGCTGTTACATCAAGAGTTCAGATTATGATTCGCTTGATTATAAGACTTCTGATCCAGTTATGATAAAATTAGACATTGTGTTTGATAACGCTTTACAGACACCAGCAGGAATCGGCGCTGCTGTAACTAGAACACTTGGAACTATAGCAATTTAATGCTATAAAAAAGAGCCAGATATTAATATCTGGCTCTTTTAACTTGCCATTCACGACTCTGACAAGTCCAATGGCTCTATCATAACTTGGAGAAATGACAGCCTATGTCTATTTATACATACGAATCAGCACTCGCAGAAATTATCAGATTGAAATCAAAAACTCCGTATTATGTTAACTTAATTAGAAAAATTGAATATAAATCATTGCTTGAGTGGATTAATATCCAAATTCCTGATGAAAAATACACAATAGGAGCAAAAATTTTTCTTTTGCTTAACTCAGATTTAGAATTAATATGCCCATATGGAAAAGAAAAGAAATACAGAGCAGATTTATCTAAATTTGTTTGTATTAAATCGTGTCAATGTACAAAAGATAATAGATCCAAAACAAATGTTGATGTTTATGGATCAAGCTGTCCTTTGAAAAGCATAGAAGTGCAAGAAAAGAGAAAAAATACTTGTATAGAATTGTATGGAGTTGATCATCCATCTAAATCAGAAGAAATTAAGAATAAAAAGAAACAAACCTGCATTAAAAATTTTGGTTATGATAATAATTTAAAATCCCCAAAATGCAGAGAGAAGCGAAAGAAAACAATGTTAGAAAAATATGGATACGAAAATCCAGGAAATTGCCCAGAAATAATAGAAAAACAGCAAAACACTTGTATGGAAAATAATGGAGTTTCCTTCCCCTTTCAAGCAAAAGAAATTCAAGATAGAGTTAAGAAAACAATGTTAGAAAAATATGGATACGAAAATCCAGGAAATTGCCCAGAAATAATAGAAAAACAGCAAACCACTTGTATGGAAAGATATGGAGTTAATACTCCTTTTGACTCAAAAGAAATTCAAGAAAAAAGCAAAAATACACGAGAAAAAAATTATAAATTAAATTCTGTAATCAAAAAATCTAATGAAAAATTAAAAAATATAAGTATTTATGGAAAAGAAGATCCTACTAGTAAAGAAAAAGCAATAAAATATAAGAAAAACTAATATACAAAAATATGGAACTGAATGGTCAGTTCAAAAACATATTACTTCAAAATCTTTAGAAATTCTAAATTCTAAAAAATTATTAAATGAGATGTTAGAAAAAAATTCATTTGATGAAATATCAAAATTATTAGGAGTTACTTATTCTACAATTAATAGAAGATACAGAAAACACAATCCAGAAAAACCCTTGATTAAAAGGTCAAGTTCATTTCAAAATGAAATTGCTTGTTGGTTAATACAAGAAAATATAAAATTTACTGAAAAAAATCGCACAATTTTAAAAAATAAAATTAAAATTAAAAATTTAAAAACAAAAGAATTAGATTTTTATCTTCCAGATTATAAAATTGGAATTGAATTCAATGGAACATATTGGCATATGGACCCAAGAAAATATAAATCAATTGATTATAATGAAATTGCTAAAAAGACAGCTCAAGAAATTTGGGATAAAGACAAATATAAAGAAGATTTATGCAAATCATTGGATATAAAATTAATAGTTATTTGGGAGCAAGACTGGAAATCCAACAAAGAACAAATCAAAACAAATATACTATCCCAACTTAGCTAAATATTAATATGGGAACTCTTAATAGTGTTTTATCATCGATTAAATATGCAGCGCAACCATCTATAACTCTGCGTAACTATCAACACGCGACTAAAATTTTTGGACCAAATAATAATAGTCTAGCGCCGAAAACAAAAAACTGGTTCCATATATATTTCCAAGTAAATCCTTCTGTAGTAACACAAGTAACCAACCAGTTGAGCGCGGCTGTAACTAATGATAGGATAAACTGGAATCCCGCAAATCTTCCTGTTCTTGGAGTGTTAGCTAAAACAGTTGCCCTTCCAAAAATTAAAATAAATACTGAAAAAAATAATCAATATAATAGATGGTCATTGACTCCAACAAAAATTAATTATGACCCAATTTCAATAAGTTTTTGGGATGATACTATTAATGTTATTCAGCATTTTTGGTATGGTTATTACCAATATATGAATCAGGATCCAAATTTTGTTAATTGGGCTGCTAGTCAATCGCAGGGAATAAATATCCCGCCTCAATGGTCACAATCCAGTGGAAATGTCAGTTCATTGTATAATAGTTCATTTTTTAACTATGGACTTGATACAATTCCTACAACAAGCAATGGGAGTCCACTTGCATTTGCTCCTGGAGTAAATTTTAGTAGGAGCAATAATTTTTTGGAGAGTATTAGAATATATCAGTTCAATAGAGCTGTTAATCCCAAAGGAGTAGAATATACTGAATTCACGTTAGTAAATCCAATTATAACTGGATTCAGTCATGATGATTTGGAATCATCTTCATCTGACTTTATGATCAATAAAATGGATGTAGAATATGAAACTGTATTTTATAATAATGGTTATCTAAATAATGATGAAATTGCATCATGGGATGCAGTAACTTCTACATTATTTGATAATACTCCAAGTCCATTGGGATCAATAAATCCATTACTCAATACTATTTCGCAAAGTATATCAACTACTCAAAGTGCTGTTGCAACAGGTCAAGAAATTTCTCGCAATACTGGCGGAGTTACCAGCGTTGCAACTATTCTAAGTGAAGCTGGCCAAGTTTCATCATTAACTAATGCTGCGGGACAATTAATCAATAATGGTTCATTAACTGTGCCAACACCAGCCAATAGTTTTGGAGATTCTGGCTTACCGCCATTATCTGTTGGAGTTTAATTATGAAAATTGATGAAATACTTTGTGAATATACTCAATTACAAGGAATAATACCTCCATATGGAAAGGGGCATATTGACTTCGATGAATTTTTAAAAAAGAAATGGCCAATAGCGTATAACTCTTCATTTACAATTTATCGTGGTGTCGAAATTAAATCAGAAGGTTATTTATTATATGGCGATAGCAGGTTAACAGAAAGAGTGTCTGCAAATACTGACAATTATTATACACAAATAATAGACAATATTCTTCCAGAATGGGAAAAATTTCCAAAAAGATCGAGAAGTTTTATTTGCACAAATGAGCATTTTGATGCAATGGCAATGGGAAGACCATATAGAGTATATCCAGTTGGAGATCCTTTAATTGGAATTTGTCCATATTCTGATTTGTGGATTTCATTTAAACATATTCACCTTGGTAAATTTGCTCGCATGTTTGAAGAAATAGAAAAAGAATTAGGAATAGTTGTCAATGACAAAGATTTAGGATCAATCAAAAATTTTATTAAATATGCTAATGAAAATTTTGATAAAATAATAAAAATTATTAAAAAATATGTGCAAGAAACTTACCCAAATACAATAGAAGATAAAAAATCATTTATGGAAGTTTTAGAATGGATATTAGATCCTATTAGCAATAGTTTCAGATTAGCCAGATTATCTCAAATTCCTGCTCTATATAATGGATTAAATGATCATGAACACGAATTTTGGTTCTCTGGGCCAGCGTATTTTGTATCATCTTAAAGGAGTTATATGGCAACGTTAAAAATAAAATCGACTAATGTAGAAAGAAATAATTATGATTATGTACGAGCATACGCAGAAACTCAAAGCTCAAATTCGACAATTGTTGACGAATTAATACAGGCCTATGTATTAGTTGCACAAAATTTAAATATAACTCCTTTACAATTTATTCAATTAGTTGAAAGTAAAGGTAATACTGTTGAGCAAGCACAATATTTGGCACAGCAATTAAATAGTGTTAGAGTAAGATCGGCGTATTTGGGTGTTAGATTGAACCAAAATACTCCAGTATTTATTGCTAGAGAGATTGCGGCCTAACGAGGAAATATGCCAAAATACCATAAAGGATTTTATACTATTAAGAATAAAGAAAAGTATATAGGAAAAAGAGCGCCCATTTACAGAAGCGGCTGGGAAGCGACTTTTATGCAATTTTGTGATTTCAATCCCAATGTTTTGCAATGGGCCTCAGAATCAATAGCAATTTTATATCAAGACCCATTAACTGGAAAGAAGAAAAATTATTATCCAGATTTCCTTGTTATATACAATGATAAAGATAATATTCGGAAAGCAGAAATTGTAGAAATTAAGCCCAGCACACAGACTGGACAAACAAAAACTAAAAGTAAAATAAATAATGCAGCAATTATTCGCAATCATGCTAAGTGGGCTGCTGCATTACAATACGCAGAAATGAATGGGCTTAATTTTCGTCTAATCACAGAGAATGAGTTGTTTGGTATTAAAGGAAAAATATGAAAACAAATACTAAATTAGAAGAAGTATTTAATATGTCTCCAGCTACTTCTCTTGAAATTGTTCCAGTTCAAAAAGAAGAAACTTCTTTAGTTATGGAAACAAAATATAAAGAGCTTGATATTATTGAACGAGCATTACAAGAAGTTGCTGGATTAACTTCTGATGATAATGAACTTGATAAATTGGCAGAACTTGCTATAACTTCTCATAATGATATGATCGAACTTTCTCTTAATGTGGAACAACGCTTTTGCGGTGAGATTGCAGGTGTCGCCTCCAATTTTTTAAGTGCAGCAATTACTGCCAAAACAAATAAAATCAAATCAAAATTAGACAGAATTGAGCTTCAACTTAAAAAGAAACTCATTGATTTCAAGACAAAAGAAAGTCAAGATAAAATACCATTAGACGGCGAGAGTATGGTAATGGATCGCAACCAATTACTAGCTGAATTACTTAAAAAGCCATAAAGTGATAAATAATACTAGAGGATTAAATATGAAATTATTCAGCCAACTTTTGAAAGAAAGCGTGAGAACTTATAATTATAGCATTAAACTCAACTTTAACCCAACAGATGATGTGATGGATAAAATTGAGCAAGCATTGGCAAAATATCAATTGGTGGATATAAGCAAACCGAAAAGTAGACCAATTTCTCGTGTTGATAAGGATTTTCCTGGTTTGAATCCAGAAGTTTATACTATTGATGTTAGTTTGGCATATCCAGGATCATCTAATATGGTTCGCCACACAGTTGCATCTATTGGGTTAGAATTGCAGAATGTTGCAGTTGTTAGCACAGATCATGAAGCTTCTGTGGATGCTGAAGAAAATCTTATTGATACTAATGACGCAGAAGGTATTGCATTATTGGACAAAGCAGAACCAAAGCAAGATAATAAGAAAATTAGTGAAGAGAATTTTGGAGACGCTTACAATGAGCGTTTAATAAAAAATTCAATTGGCTCCACAGATCAAATTATTCCCAAAGAACTGAAGAAAATTAAAGCAGAAACAACTAATGATCTTCCAATTGGAAAGAAATCAGCTATGGGAAGCGTAAAACCAAAAATTCCAACAGTTAAGAGTTTTGCTCGTTAAGGATTAATAAAATGGAAATGGAAAGAATATTAGCAGTATTTAATGCGATGCAGAATAATAATTTGACTGCCACACCTCCAACTTCATTAGTTTCTGAAGAAAATTCTTCATATAAATGCGATCAATGTTATGATACTGGCGATAAAGATTGCAGTATTTGTAATGGCAAAGGTTATATAGATGAAGATTGGATGGAAAGTAGAAATTGCGCTCATTGCGATGCAAGTGGCAAAATTCCTTGTAGATGCAAAACTGATAGAGTAAATGAAGAACAAGAATGTTGGAAATGTAATGGTTCTGGAGTTAATTGCCCAGATTGCCAAGGTGCTGGAAGAGTTGAAAAAGTGAAAAATAAAAAAATTAACGAAGATTGGGGCAGCAGTGATACTTCTATTGCAATGCAGCAGATGAAGCAGGATATGGAAGATTATCCTTCTGAAACATTAGAAGATGCTGCTTATGCGACTGCTGAAAGATTTTGGGATCAAATGGGATATTCCAATGTAGAAATGGCAAAAGATAGACTGCTTCAACTATGGGAACTTAGAAAGAATAGAGGAAGATTTTTTGAATCTGCTGAACCTATTTCTAAAAATAATATTGAAGATTTGTATACAGAAGCAATGACACAATGTAATTTTATAACTCAACAATTTAAATTAATTAATCCAACTCGTAAATCAATAATTCAACAAAATTTAACTAATTTGGGAATTGAGTTTTTAGAAATTGGAAAAATGGCAAAAAATGCCATGAAATTTCTAATAGATGGCGATAAAGATCAAGCTATAGTTACATATCAATATGCTATAAATAAACTGGATGATGCTTCAAATAAATGGGGAACATTGGTGGTTGAAAATAAATTAAATAAATTAAATAAAAATCACAAATGTTCATTTTGTGATGGGAATAAATATGTCCCAGAGCCTTTACCGACAAAAGATTTAGGAAATGGCAGTTTTACAACTGGTTCTAGAGCAGTGCCATGTAAATATTGCAATAAGAATGGAAAACAAATTTCAGAATCTAAAGAAGTAATTTGTAAAAATTGCAGCGCGGATGGTGTAATCCCGTGCCAAGCTTGTAAGGGAAAAGATGGAAATTTTGAATGTAAAGAATGTTTTGGAGAAGGCGAAATAACTTGCAATAAATGTAAAGGGAAGGGATATGTTGAAATGAAAAAAGTTAATGAATGCGATACTATTGGCATTGAGCAAACAACTCCAAGCAATTTAACAATTAATACAAGCTATGATAGTTTAACTAATAAAAAGACGATTAATATTAGCGCAGATAATGAAAGAGCAGAAGAGTTGGATCGCATTCTTAAATTAAGTGGAATAATTCCTGATCGAACTCAAGTTGAAGAACCCATTGAAAAAGATAATTTTTATGGTCTAAGAGAAGATTTTAACTCTGATCCTGAAGATGAAATTGATTTTAGGGATAGTGATGAAAGTGTAGAACCAGGATTGTGTTGCAGATGTTCTTGGCCAATTGAAAATGATGGTTTTGATTTTAGTGGTCTGTGTTATGATTGCTACAATAAAGTATCTGAAAAGTTAGAAGATAATTATTTGGAGAATGATAGATTTAATGAATCATTTCTTAGAGAATCAAGTGAATATATTGTTCGTGGAGAATTACCTGGGCTTAACTTATCTAACATGCGAACAGTTTATTTACATGTTATTAATGGAACTCCGACATACTATGATTTTTGTGATAGAAATATGGCAACTAAGTTTTCTGATTTAGAAGAAGCTAAACAAAAAGCTGCTCATTTTAAAAGAGATTGGGATTACATTCACATTCAAAATGTTAAAGTTGTTCCACTTGGGATTAATGAAAGTTCAATTGATGTAAAAGCTATAAAGAATTTTGATTGTCCAAGATGCAAAGCTAAAAAAGGCGATGAATGCCATACATCTGAGGGAGAACGCATTGTTTTCCCACATGAAGAGCGTGTTAAAAAAGCTGAAAAAGTAAATGAAAGTAAATATTCAACATTAGTAGATACTTGTAAAGTTTGTGGCGATAAATTATATTTTAACAATTCATCCCATATATGGATTCATGATGATCCAACGATTACAAATAAACATAATCATAAAGCTGTTCCAAAACAACATAAAGAAAACGGAATGCCATTAGAAGAATCTTCAGAACCAAAGAGAATTAAACATCCAGGCGTTCAATGTGCTGGGAAAGATTGCAAGAAAGCTGCTCGATGGAGAATGACTGATGGAAAATTAATGTGTGATGGCTGCAAATCTAAAGGAAAAATAAATGAATGGGTGGGTAGTATTGAACCATCTGTTGGGCCAATTTCAAGATTTCTTAAAGAGAAAGGTTTTAAATTAGGAGCATCTAATAATTCTTATTCTCATTGGACTTATGGTAATTTTACCGTAACTTTATATCCAGGAAAATTTGATGGTAAACGTACTCCAAGAACAACTTGGGCAATTTATAGTGGAAATACTCGCGTACCATCAATGCATGGTGCTGGTCTTACAGAATTAGAAAGAGCAATAAATGCTTCCATTATTCCTATGAATGAATCATGGCAAGATAAGCGTGATAATGAACTACGTGTTAAAGGAAATTTTGGAAAATGCGTTAGTTGTGGGGAAGATGTTGGAAAACACAATGAAGAAGAATCTAAAAAATGTATGGATAAAAAGAAGGATAAAAATATGAATGAAGCATTGACACCAAAGAGAGAAAATTCAGGATTAAATGGCGCATCAAGAGGTTGGGCAAACAGTCCCAATGAGCAAATCGCTGGTTGGAGAGCATTGGTTGATGATGCTGATGGTCCAAATAAACCAAAAGAAATGTTGAATAAAATCAAAGGTAATGATAACACAATGACTGTTGTTGCCAATGAAAAAGATAAACCTTTGCATGAAAATAAACAAATTAATGTCATTGCTGAAAAACTAAGCAAGAAATTTACTTCTTTAAATGAAAACGAAGCAAGATATGCAGCAAACCAGCTTAATTTTAATCATGTTGAAAGAAAATTAAAAGAAGCTGGCTTCAAACACAATCCTGAAAAGGAAGCTGAAATTAATCGTTCTGCTCATATTTTTACTGGAAATAATGGAAGTTTTGTTTCAGTATCCAAAGATGGAAAATGGGACTGGGCATATCATCATGACGAAACATTGGATGAAGGTTCAGGAAAAGCTTCTTTATTAGATTTAATTTATCAGTTTCTTATGGATGAATATAATTCTGGAGAATGGGAATCAGAACCATCATTAGAAGATGAATTAGAAGCAAATGCAGCTTTTGATGAAGAACCAATGATGGAAGATTCAAAATCAGAACATGATAAGGCTGTGGATGCAGCATTTGATCAAAATGAAAAATATGGAAAGATGCTTTCAGCATTAGACAAACAGCCAAATATATTTTCAAAAGCAGCGAAAAGAATGGGAAAAGTTTCCAAAGATTATAAACCAGCAGGAGTTCCAGTTAGGGAGAAATAACGTGAAAACAAGTGCAGAATTATTAAGAGAATATTCCTCTATGATTAAAGAAGACGAAGATGATTTTGATGCTTCAGATTTTAATGAAAATGAACCAGACGATTTTGAAGAAATGAATCGCAACGAAGCTGATGATTATAGAAATGAAAGTTCTTCAGATATGGACAACGACGACAATCCAGTTAGTAAATTAGTAGATTATTTAGATGCTGAAACAAATAATGAGTTTGATTTTACTACACTTATCAGTCAATTTATGAAGGAAAATAATTATGAATTAGTTCCTACTAATAGTTTGGAGAATTCTACTGGGAATGTATAATGGAAATAATAATTAGTGAATTGAGATCGAGACGAGCGCCTATGTTTGAGTCTGATGCTGCTGGCAGCATGGATTCAAACACAACTTCTGCTATGCCTAATACTCGATACTATGATGGTGGAGATGCTTATTTTCATTATAGATCGATGGTAATGGTCAGCAGTTTTCCAGACAAACCAAAAATTGATCCTTATGGACCAACTGCTGATTATCCATTTTCAAGTGCTTATACTCCAGAGGAAGATTCTATGATAGCAGCCGCTGCAAAGTTGTGTGGTTATCCAGGTAAAAGGTTGGGAAATTCCAAAAGCATAGAAAATGATGATATTCATCGTGTTTCACCTAATAATCACAATAGCGGGAAAAATAAATAAAGGAAATTTAAGTCAGCACATAAAATCAAAACATCTAAATAAGCATAAATACTAATATGAAAATAGATGAAGTTCTTAAAATTGGAAAAATAAAGCCAGGAGGTTTTCGCAAAATTTCTCCTAAGAGAGTCAATGATGTAATTGGATTTATTCAAAACAATTGTACGGATATTTTATCTACATACAAACAAACAAACAAATTACTTTATCGTGGTACAAAAGAATTTAACTTTTTAAGAAGTCCAGAATTTTTTTTAAAAAAATCCTATGATAAAAGAATACCAAAAGATACTATCAAAAAATATCAAGATCAGTTAGATAGAAAATTAAAAGAAGCTGGATTTGAAGCATTAAGAAGTAACAGTATTTTTACAACTGGACAAGAAAGTACAGCAGATTCTTATGGAGATAAGTATGCTATATTTCCAATTGATGGATTTTCATATACTTGGGCGGAAGGAGTAGAAGATTTAACTACTAAATATGGGTTGACTGATGAACATGAGCACGGAGATTTTAAACACGATTTGGAATTTTCTAAAGCAAAAGATTTTATAAAAGATTATCATTTTAGAAATGATGATTTAAAACAGGCGATAAAAAATAAAGTAGAAGTTTATATTCATGGAACATTTGTTGCAGTAAAAGCAGAACATGGATTATTTGAAATTATAATGTATGCATTGTTTGAAAATAAAATTGCTGAATTGTTTATAAAAGAAAGATTAAAAGTTGATGGAACTTTATTACAATACATAAAAAATCCAACCAAAACAATGATTTTTACAGCATTAAAAAAATCAGGAAATGCTATTAAATTTGTAAATAATCCGACGTATGCAATGCAACTGGCTGCTGTTAATAGTTTTGGATGCTCTATACAATACATAGAAAATCCAAGCGAAGAATTAAAACTGGCTGCGGTTTCTGAGAATCCATATGCTTTAAAATATATAAAAGATCCAAGTTATCAACTTCAAAAAATGGCAATAGAAAACGATGGTACTATAATTTATTATATAGAAAGACCAACTGAAGAATTACTAGTAATGGCTGTATCTGACTATCCTTCAATATTTGGAAGTATAGTTAATAAATTACCCAAAAATAAAATGTCATTAAAAGTATTACTAGCTGCTGTTAAAGATGTATCAAATCTTAGATTTATAAAAGAAATATTTGGAAGTATACCATTACAAGTTCAGATGGCAGCAGTAAAACACGATGCTTTTGCAATGCAATGGTTACGCGATGCGTCTAAAGAAGTACAGATAGCAGCAATAAAACAAAATAATACTGTTGTTCGTAATCTTTCTAATTTTCCATGGTGTACAGAAGCAAGAGATTTGGCATATAAACTATCAGGAATGAAGAAAGTTAACGATAAATAGATATATGCCGTCAAAACTTACAACTGAACAATTTATAAAAAAAGCTAAAATAAAGCATTCTAATATTTTTGACTATTCAAAATCAGTATATATTGATTCTAGAACAAAGATAGAAATTATTTGCCCAATGCATGGTTCATTTTGGCAAGTAGCTCGCGCTCATTTATTTGGAAAAGGTTGTTATAAATGTAATGGAAAAGAATTATTGAATTCACAAGCAAAATATTAATATAATGAAAAATCAAGCGGATTACTCATTAATTAAAAAACCACACAGACCAATGGCTTTTACAACGGATCAGTTGAAGGAGTTCGCAAAATGTGCTGACCCAATAACTGGTCCTGCTTATTTTTTAAATAATTATTTTTGGACGCAACATCCAACAAAAGGAAAGTTACAATATCATCCATATGATTATCAAGAAAATATGCTTAATGTTATGCATAATAATAGAAAAAGTGTTTTATTATGCGGCAGACAATTAGGAAAAACTATTACTGCTGCTGGATATTTATTATGGTGTGCATCTTTCACTTCAGATTTAACGGTTATGATAGCAGCCCACAAATTTTCATTTGCTACTGAAGTTATGGTTAGAATTAAATATGCTTATGAATCAATACCAGATTTTTTACGAGCAGGAGTAGTAGAATATAATAAACAGTCAATAACATTCGATAATGGTTCAAGAATAATATCTCAAACTACTACACCCACTACTGGTAGAGGATTCTCAGTTGGATTATTCTTTGTTGATGAATTTTCTTATGTAGCTCCGTCTATTCAAGAAGCATTTTATACATCAATTTCTCCAACATTGTCAACTGGTGGTAAAATTATTATTTCTTCGACGCCGCAAAGTAATGAGGACAAATTTGCTAATATATGGAATGAAGCTAATAAAACTGTTGATGCAAATGGAGATACTATTGCTGGAGAAGTTGGAATTAATGGATTTAAAGCATTTAAAGCGTTATGGTATGAACACCCAGAAAGAGATGAAAAGTGGGAAGCAGAAGCAAGAGCTGACTTAGGCCCTGAAAAATTTTTGAGAGAGCATCTTTGTGAATTTATTATTGATGAAGAAACATTGATTAATCCTTTCAAATTAAATCAACTACAAGGGATAGAACCAATAGAAAAACAAGGCCAAATAAGATGGTATGGAAGACCTATAAAAGATAATACTTATTTAGTAGCTCTTGATCCTAGTTTTGGAACTGGGGGAGACCCAGCAGCCATTCAAGTTATAGAATGTGAAACATTGAAACAAATTGCTGAATGGACACATAATAAAACAGTTATTGAAAAGCAAGTAGATTTATTAAAAGAAATAACTACTCAATTGGTCAATGTTACGCCAAACGATAAAGTTTTTTGGAGTGTAGAAAATAATAATTTAGGAGAAGCAGTTCTTGTAACTATTAGAAATATTGGGGAAGAAAATATTCCAGGAATATTTTTATCAGAGCCAGTAAAACTTGGTCAATCAAGAAAATTTAGAAAAGGATTTTGCACAACTAACTCTAGTAAATTAACTGCTTGCGCAAAATTAAAGAAATTAATTGAAAGTGATAAATTAAAAATATATAGTAAAAAATTAATAAGTGAATTAAAAACGTTTATCGCTGTTGAAAATACATACAAAGCAAAAACTGGCGAAACTGATGATTTGGTTACATCAATGTTAACTAATATAAGAATGCTAACTTTAATTCAAACCTATATTCCTAATTTAGATGAAGAAAAAGAAGAATCGGATGAAGATATTCCATTGCCATTTTTTGTTGAGCACTATTGGTAAAAAGAATAAATACAATAGAGGAATTATAATATGCTAAAAGAAAATACCAGTTCATATGTATTTGAATTTTTAAAATCCCGCTTTGAATTGGGAGAAGCAGTCGATGAAAATGGCAATTCTACTACAACTCCAGAAGATATGCGAGTTTTTTCTTTTGATTTTAAGAATAAAAAAGGAGAAGACCTTGGTTGTGTAGTTTGTAGTCTGGTTGATGATAGCGAGTCCTCAAATTCTTTAAAAATTTATTTTGGAGATGAATTAGCAAATGTTGATGCTGAATATCAAAAAGAGTGGTTGGATTTTCTTAAAAGCATTAGACAATTTGCCAAAATACATATGCTTGGTTTTGATATAAGAAATATTAATAAATCAACTATTACTAGAAGAGATGTTGACCCAATGTTTGAAAGTTCTTTTGGACCGATTGATGGCACAGTGAGAACTAGCCGCCAGCCATTGGAAAATATGCAAATAATTATTAAACATACTGCAAATGTTGATCCTAAAATTAAAAATTCAAGAAGTAGAAAAATTCAAAAGATATATCTTGCTAATAATCAAGGAGAAAAGTTTTTACTTCCATTCAAGAGTTTAATGGCTGCAAGAGCAATGGCTCGTCATATATATGCTGGTGGGACCCCATATGATGCAGTTGGTTCTGATATTTGTAGTTTAGTTGAAGAAATGGTTTCTCTAAGCAAATTCGTTAGAAAAATGAAATCAAATACTTATGAAAATCCAGAAGCCATTAATGCAATTAATTCATCTATAGAAAGAATTCATGATATTAAACGCCAATTATCTAGTTTAAGTTCTCAAGGTGGTTATGATAAAAATAAACCATCTTTGACTGGAAATATGGGAAAATTAGAAGAAGATGAAGATATGCCTGATTTGTTTAATAATGAATCTCTAGATGACGAAAATAAAATGGCACTTCCTCATGTTATGAGAGCATATAGAAATAGAAAAACTCCAACAGAGACTGGTGAGTTTGAACAATGGGCAAATTCAGTTTCAACTGGCGAACCAGAACCAGGTGAAGAAATTTTGACAGATGAAGAGCAGAAAATATGTGGCACTTGCCCAAACACTATAGAAGGTAATGGTTTTGATGATTCAGGATTGTGTCAAGATTGTTACAAATACAGTAGAAATCAAGAAGAATCTGATAGATATTGGGAACATAATAATTCATTGGATGAATCAGAAACATGGCAAGATAAATTGACTCAATGGGTAAATAGCAGTTTGGTTGATCCAAAATTAGAAGCAATTATAAAAGAAAGAGTCCCAACATTATATGCTCGTCTGGAAGATTTGAGACATGGCCGGGCAGCAGAAAAAATAACTAATAATGAAAAAATAAGAATAGAAAAAGCATTGAGAGCCATGTCTAAATTGACAGAAGCTGATATGCCATCGTCTGCTGGTTCTGGCTCTCCTTTATCATATCCAAATTTAAAACCAATGGACGATTTTCACTCACCCAAAGAAATTAAAAAATTGAAAAATACAATCGGTAAAGAAAGTCCACTTTCACTTATTTCAAGCAAAGAGAAATTAGAAGAAAGTGAATTAAATGATATTATTCGATTAAGCGGAAGATAAAATAAAATTAAAAGAAGGTCGGACAAAGTACAAATAGTATCTATTAAATATTACTGAATATCCAAAATAATTTCATAATTACTGTAGAAAAAACTTGACATGAGGATAAATACAATGTTACTATATAAATAGTAACAAACATGGTTGATACAAAATATAAATTAAATTATGGTATATGGAGAAATGACATGGGAAACACATTAGCAGATATTCGCAAACGTCTTGCAGAAGCAGAAAAAAATAACAATCAACAATTTGATAATTCAAACTATGCTTTTTGGAATGCTCCAAATGGTTCAACAGCAGAAGTTCGTTTTGTCCCAGATGGCGATCCAACTAACACTTTCTTTTGGGTTGAAAAACTTCAGATTAAACTTCCATTTAATGGAATTAAAAATGGCGAATCAAAGCCAATTTATGTAAATGTTCCTTGTGTTGAAATGTTCGGGCGCACTGAATATCCACAAGGTTGCCCAATTTTAAGTGAAGTTCGTGCATGGTATAAAGAAAAAGACCCTGCTTCAACTGAATTGGCAAACAAGTATTGGAAGAAACCAACATTCATTATGCACGGATTTGTTCGTGTAAATCCAGTAGCAGATGATAAAGCACCTGAAAATCCAATTCGCAAATTTTCGTTCAATAAACAGTTGTTCAATATTATTAAAGCTGGTCTGATGGATAAAGATATGGAAAATATTCCATCTGATTATTCAACTGGGACTGATTTTAAAATCCTAAAGACAGCAAAAGGTCAATATGCAGATTATGGAACAAGTTCATATTCTCGCAGAGAATCAGCATTGACTCCTGTAGAATTGGCTGCAATTGAAACTTATAAACTAAACAACTTATCTGATTATTTGGGTAAGAAGCCAACAGCAGAGGACTTGGAAGTTATCAAAGAAATGTTTGAAGCTTCAGTTAATGGCGAGGCTTATGATGAAGAAAAGTGGGGCAAATTTTATCGTCCTGTTAATTTCAAAGTCAATGAAACTTCAACTTCTGCGGAAACTAGTGAACCAGTTGAAGCTAACTCAGTTGTTAGTGAGAAATCAACTCCAGTAGAAGATGCTCCTCCAGCAGTTCCAGCAACCACTGGAAAAAATAATGCTGCTGATATTTTGGCTGCAATTAGACGCAAAAAATCAGAAACACCCAAGTAAATTGGAGAATAATACGAAAGCCAGTGTATAAAATCATTGGCTTTCGTTCTGTTTTATAATAAATTACAATTTTTATAGGAGTTCATCATGGCAAAGCCTTTTGATGTAAGTCGTTTTAGGAAAAGCATAACCAAATCAATAGAAGGCATGAGCATTGGTTTTCGTGATCCAAAGATTTGGATTTCAACTGGAAACTATTGTCTTAATTATTTAATTAGTGGAAGATTTGATACAGGCATCCCGTTGGGAAAAATTACAGTATTTGCAGGCGCTCCAGGAGCAGGAAAATCATTAATTGTATCTGGAAATATTATAAAAGATGCACAAGAACAGGGAATTTATGTAATTTTAATTGATAGTGAAAATGCTCTTGATGAAGATTGGTTGAAAGCATTGGGAGTTGATACAAGCGAAGATAAGTTACTGAAATTAAATATGGCAATGATTAATGATGTTGCTAAAATGATCAGTGATTTTGTTAAGCAATATAAATTGATTCCAGTTGATGAACGACAAAAAGTATTATTTGTGGTTGATTCTTTGGGTATGCTTTTAACTCCTACTATGGTAAATCAAATGGAAGCAGGATCTATGAAAGGAGATATGGGAATTAAAGCCAAACAGCTAAAAGCAATGATTATTAATTGCGTTAATATGTTTGGTGATCTCGATATAGGAATGGTGGCAACAAATCATATCTATTCTTCTCAAGATCAATATTCAGATGATATAATTTCAGGCGGGTGTTTAACAAATGATCATAAAATACAGTTAGTTAACGATGAGTTAAAATTAATTGGAGATATTAAAGTTGGTGATATTGTTAAAACTTTGGATGGCGATAAAGAAGTTACAGAAACTTATAATTATCTTGATAAAGAAGTGTTTGAATTACAACTAGAGGATGGGCAAATTATTAAAGCTACTTCGGAACATAAATTTTTAGTAGAATCTGATGATGGTTATATTTGGAAAAAAGTAGCAGATTTAAATGAAGAAGATGAAATCTTATCCCTTTAATCCTGATCCTCCACTAATATTATCATAAATAAGAGCAAAAAATATATGGAATGAAGATAATGAGAGAATAGAAGCAATAAAACGTCTTAGAAATTTTAAAGTATTCATTGTTTGGGAAAGTGAAGCGAAATTAATGATAACTAAAATTAAAGAGGAAATTAAAAATGAAATCAATAAAAATTAAATCAAAGCAATGTATTGGAATTAAGCCAGTTTACGATATTCAAGTAAAAGATGCTCATCATTATATATTAGAAAATGGAGTAATAAGTCATAATAGTGGTTTTCTCTTTGCCAGCAGTATTATTGTATCAATGGATGTTTTTAAGTTAAAACAAGATGAAGAAGGAAACAAAACTAAAGAAGTTGCTGGAATTAGATCAAAATGTAAAGTGGTAAAATCCCGTTATAATAAACCGTTTGAATCAGTGGAAATTCACATCCCGTATGCTTCAGGAATGGACCCATATTCAGGATTGTTCGATTTATTTTTTGAAAAACAGCATTTACTTACTAAAGCTGGCAATAGATATGTTTATACTGACTTAACTGGAGTAGAGCATTCACATTGGAAGAAAGATTATCTAACAAATAAAGATCAAATTCTTGATTTGATAATGAAAGAATTTGATCCAGAAAAAGTAAATATGACTAGTACTGTGGAAGATATTTCAGAAGAAACAGAAGAAGAATAATTCTACTTTGAATAAATAACGGGTGAAGGAAACTTCACCCTATTAAATAATGTGCAAAAGGAAAGAAAAAATGACCAAAGAAACTCCTGAACTTATCGCTGAATGCTGGTTGCTTTTAGTGGAATACATCCCACGCAGAGATCATATTCCAGCCGCTGAACAATTATTGACATATTTAGAGTCTGTGTTGGACAAAGAAGAATTGGCAGAAATTGCAGATTTGGATGCTGATTTATCTAAAGCATACGATGTTATTTCAGAAGAAAATTCAGATGAATATGATGATGATTTTGATGATACTGAAGAGGATGAGTAATGTGGTATAACAAAATAGTTTCCAATATTTCACTAATTCCTGATATGATATCATATTATGAAGGTGAATTATTGGAAGCTAAAAAAGAAGTTAGTATATATGGAAACTTAGAAAAGAATTTGGCTTGTCTTCCTGGTCAAACTGAATTTAGATTTTATCAACTTCAGGAAATTGAAGCTATCCTAAATTATCTCAACATAGAATTAAGAAAGATTCAACAAAAATATTTCAAACAATATTCAGAATCATACAATAAAGCATTGACAAGTAGGGAATCTGAGAAGTATGCATCAGGAGAACAGGATGTTTGTGATTTTGAAATGATCATTAATGATGTTGCATTGGTAAGAAATAAATATTTGGGAATCCTTAAAGGCCTTGAATCTAAAGGATTTCAATTGAGTAGTATTACAAAGATTAGATGCGCTGGAATGGAAGATGTAACAATATCAAAATAAAAGCCACTCAAATTGAGTGGCTTTTATTTTGTTAATCTAAATTGAATCCATTTAATATATAATTTTTTCAGTGTTCGATTGATAGCATATATTTCTTTACGATCTGGCAAAACATTAAATGGTTCCCAAAAATGTGTTGTATATAACTCTCTTAAAATTTCCTTAGTATGATATAAATCATCACCTAAATTTATTAAATTTTGTGTATAACTATTTGGCTTTTCGCCAAAATAACAAGTTCCGACTAAGATGGTAGTATACTCATAGATTTTTGAAGAACATAAATCTAGTTCATTCATTACTTTGATTGTATCTTTTTTACTTAATATTCTCCACACATCAACTCTCCAGTTTGATAATTAACGCTAGATTATAGTTAGCTCTCAATAATTCATTTATTTCATAAAGTTTATTGCTACTTACATTGGAATCCGCTGGTATAAGTTTTTCAATTTCATCTATACGCGCATCGAACACTCTAATGTTTTCATTTTCTTCTATATCCATAGAATCCATGTCAAATCTTGAAATATAATTAAGAAATATATCAATCATTTCGTTACGAATTGGATCATAATCTTTGGCTTTTTTAATCTTCCACATATTTTCTTGCGATGCAATGATCTGGTTCATTGAGATAATTTCTCCGCGACCCTATTTTGTACAACTGTCCATCCAAGCTTCCAAGCATGTTTTTCATTTTTGTGGCTGGCAGAAATTTCTTGATTATTAATAGAAACTACCCAAAGAATAATACTCTGTCCAATATTATCGTATGTATATCCTCTTTGCTGCTTATATTTTTTTTCAGGTCTGAAGTAAAAACGAATAGGCAAAGATATTGCACGAATGTATGCATCAGGATAAATGTTTAATATTTTTTGTTTATATGATTTCATTCGCTCATCTTTCTAAGTATTTGTTAAATTCTTTTCCAAGCATTCTTCCATGCTGAACTGTAAAATATAGATGGCATTAGCTTGCCAACTTTCTAATAAGTAGTTCGTTTTTCAATACTTGTAGTTCTGCCATCACTTTGCTTTCATTATTGCGAATAAAAGAATCTCTAATACAATAAAAATGGAAGTTGGTAAATATAGTAAACTTTTTATCTTCTGGTGAAAATGGATACGATAATTTTTTTACTATGTCTTTATATATTCTTTCAATATCATTGATTTCTTTCATTAATTCATTTTTCATTATCTGGCCAACTTTATCATAAGCAATATATATTGAATTGTCATTTTTGGGTAACGCATTTCTAACATTGCTTCATTTATAAGCAATGTTAGAAATGCTTTAGTACATTCTGGATGTGCTAGAATTAGTTCTCTGCAAATTTTGATATTTTCAATAAGTGTGGCATCTGAAAAAGAACCTGGTAAGATTAGTGGAAGAAACTCTTTCAAAACTGTCTTCTTCGTTTTGTCTGATATTTTCATTATGACTCCAATTTTATTATTAGTCGAATATCTTCTGGTGACATATCTGGGTATCTCTCAAATAAAATTTGAGCAAGCATGAACATATTTCGCCCAAAGATATAGGAACCAACGTCTGAATGTTCACGTTCAGACGCAAATTCGCTAAGTAATCTGTCAATTAGGTCCAAGCACCAATAACTTTCATAATTCTCAGTATTCATTAAACCAGCTATTTCTTAGTAGATGCCAGATTCAATTCAGGATCAAACGTTTTGATAAGTTCAACTTCAAGAGCATGAGCAGCAGCCCTATCGCGAACAGTTTCAAGAATGAAAATTTTAGCACATTCAATTCCATGCTGTCTTAATGCAATATACAACGGCCAAGACTTGTTTTCGTTTCTGGCACGTTCAGAGTGCTTTTGAAAACGAATTTTTACGCTTTTCAGCATAGTGCTTTGCGTCTTTGCAGTGATTCCAATGTATGATTGACCAGCGATAACGATTTCATAAATCGCATGAAGTCGATCACAGCGTTTCTTTCTCGATTTGGTCTTGTTTTCCATCACTATTAAGATGATAGCAAACTTTTGAGTCTATGTCAACCTAAATTAATCATTTCAAGCTTTATTGGCTGAATTTTTAGATGATATGCAGTTGGAAAGCTTAAAATTGAATTTTTAAGTTGTTGATTCTAAAGAGCAAAAATTGTATAAATTGCCCTATAAACCGCTCTAAGCCTTTTGGTTATGTCCAAGTGCTAGAAAGCAAAGAGAATCGCTGTATAGAGCATTTTAAGTGCTTTGTTTTGATATATTTATAAAATACTCATTCTAAAGAACTTATTTTCTTATTGACAAATAAATTTATTTAGGATATTCTTTATATATGAATGAAAAAGCACAACTGGCTGCTGTTCAACAAAATGGTCGTGCAATTGAATACATCGACAATCCAAGCGAAGCTGTGCAACTGGCTGCTGTTCAACAAAATGGTTGTGCAATTTACCACATCAGCAAGCCAAGCGAAGCTGTGCAACTGGCTGCTGTTCAAGAAGATGGTTGTGCAATTGAATACATCAGCAAGCCAAGCGAAGCTGTGCAACTGGCTGCTGTTCAAGAAGATGGTTATGCAATTCAATTCATCAGCAATCCAAGCGAAGCTATGCAAATGGCTGCTGTTCAACAAAATGGTTATGCAATTCAATTCATCAGCAATCCAAGCGAAGCTGTGCAACTGGCTGCTGTTCAAGAAGATGGTTGTGCAATTCAATTCATCAGCAATCCAAGCGAAGCTGTGCAAATGGCTGCTGTTCAAGAAAATGGTTATGCAATTCAATTCATCAGCAATCCAAGCGAAGCTGTGCAACTGGCTGCTGTTCAACAAAATGGTTGTGCAATTAAATTCATAAAAAATCCAACAATTAATGTCAAATTAGTGGCTAAATTGCTGTCTTAAAATATTCAAAACAAAGCATTTATTTTCTTATTGACAATCAACCCAAAGTTTGATAATATCTTTATATGACGAAAACTGAGACTGAAATTCTGAATGAGATAAAAGATCGTGGATATTCTATTATCGAGCATGGTCATGGATTTTTGCGTCATTCTACATATGGAACTCGACGCATTAATGCTCGTAACAAACTCATTCATAAAGGGTTAGTAAAGATCGATATTAGAGGAACTGAAAAAGATTCTGAACATGGCCGATCATCCATTTCATATTGGTCAAGAATAATTTCAATTTAACTTGACATTTAATCCAAAGTTTGGTATTCTATCTTTGTTGGACAAGAAAGAGAGCAAATGAACTCATTCACTCGCACGAATCTGGCTGTTCTTCGCAACGATCTGAATACAGCCATTGCGACTGTTGCTGCAAAGCATGGTCTGATTATCTCGCTCGGTAATTGTCGCTTTACCAATACTGAAGCGCATTTCACAAAGCTGTCAATGATTACGAAGACTCTCCCAAATTCTGCTGTTGTAAATCCGTCTGCTGGATTTGGCAATGGTAGTGATCCATACAATACAGTTGAAAGCCGCGAGTATTTGCATTTGGCTTATATGTTTAATCTTCCAAAAAATGGACTTGGCTGCAAGTTTCGCGCTGGCACCACTACATATACTGTGATTGGTCTAAAGGCATCTCGCCGCAAGTATCCGGTGCTCGGTGTTGGTCCTGCTGGTGGCCGCTACAAGTTTGCTGCTGATACTGTTCGGCGCGGATTGGTGGTTTAATTATGATCAATAATCTTGGACATATTAACATCGATCAATTCATTACTGATCTCACTGTTATTGATATTAAGGGAAATGCCGAAGTGCGCGACCTTCTTAAAGATGCCGTTCGTGATATTTTTGGAATCGCTGCTATTTTGGCTACTGATAACAGAAAGAGCAATCGTCAGTTGATTAATTTGGAAGCAACCAGCGTGATTTTCAAGATGAATACTATCAAAGAGTTGATTTAATCATGAAAATGATTGACGTTTAAAAGAATTTGTTGATCATAATTGTGATCTAACGGCTAAAGAAGTTGAAATTGAGAAAGGCAAATCAATGATTGAGTATTGTTTGGTAGCTTATACATTTTTGTTTATGACATTTCTTACAGTTGCCCAGATTCGTTTTCGTCGTGCAATGGCAAGAATTGCAAAGTAATGTAAAATGAATTGCATCGTCGTTGCTCAGAGTGTAAGTTTTAGATAATCTGAATTGAAGGAGTAATAAAATGCTATGGGTTATTAAACAAAGAAGTGATTATCTTACTCTTCGTAGTGATTTAATAACAATACATCGAAAAGAATCTCATCGCTCTTGCGGAGATGAAGTAGCAAATGCATTTAATTCAATGGTTTGTAAAACTGTTAATCAGTTGGATTCCATTTTTGGAGTTGGATATATACAAAAATATTGCACAGAACCAGAGTCAATGTATATATCAGAAAAAAATATTTCCAGAGCGAATAGAATTTTGAAGAGATTGGAGCACGAATACTTGATTAAAAAATTAGCAGAATAAAGGAAATTATGACACTTGACGCAGTAATTGAAAATTTAAACCATACTATTGATGGAAAATTGAAATTGCATAAAGAATTGGTTTCAGCAAATAGTGCTATTTCTAATGTTGTTGCAAAGTTTTTGGAAATCAATATTTGGGAACTAAAAACAATTCTTGGAGATTTAAATACTTTAAAAGAGGAGAAGCAATGAGTACAAGATCAGCAATCATTCGTCAAACAGAAGATGGCACATATGAAGGAATCTACTGTCACTTTGACGGTTATTTGGAAGGAGTTGGTGCGACTCTGAAAGAGTATTATATTAATCCCAAGAAAGTTGCATTTCTAATGGCACTTGGAGATTTATCATCTCTTGCAGAGAATGTTATGCCAACAAGATTCCATTCACTTGATAATCCAGAAAAAGGAGTTACTGTTGCGTATATGCGTGATCTCGGAGAAACTGATTGTGAGAAGAAAATTGGAAAGACGATCAAATCAGTTGCAAAACAAATTGAAAATAATGGTTATGTTTATGTATTCAAAGATGGAATTTGGAAGTGCAATGGAAAGAAATTTTAACGTTGACTGATTAAAATGGCCAGAAATTCTCTGACCATTTTTTGAATTAGCCTGAACCCAATATTGAAAGAGAAGGAATATGAGCACGTACAGAGAACTCATCGCACAGCGCTTGAACATCGAGAACGAGTGCTTCAAACTTTCCAAGGAAGCATTCAACAAGCTTCAGGACGCTCGTGTTATCCATGACGAAAACTGGAGACCGGATTTTGACTGGAGGTTTCCAGATGAAGACACTGAGGATCGGCTCAACCCGGCTCAAGGGTACAAGTTTCACGAGGACGAGGTTACAACCAATGGAATCTGCCTCAATGGGTATAAGTACGTTGGTGGTGGGGAGAACTACTATGTCAGTATCGTCGTCCCTTTCGACTGTATCGACAACCTTGATTTATTCATTGAAGAGCGGCGTGTCTTTTACGCAGCCAAAGCGAAGAAACACAGGGAAGCCCGTCAGGCGTATCTCGCTGCACAGAAGATTGAACAAGCAGAGCATGACCGCTTGATGTATGAACGTCTGAAAACTCAGTTTGAAGGAGCTGCACAATGAACTACACAATTCTTGCATACAAACCAGACTCTGACGACTACTGCATGGGGTGTGTCAGGGCCAGATACTCTGCTGACTTTGAATATCGCTGCACTGAAAGTCGAGAAGAGGCTGTCAAATTCATCATTGAAAAGTTGAAGGCTAATAAGAAAATGGAGTTCAATGAATCAGGATACGAAATAACCATCCTCATCAATGGCAAGGAAGTCGATTCAGGCACATGGCTTGATGAAACTGAAACGTGGGATTATTCAGATAAGGAGACCGCCCAATCGATGATGCAGGAGGCTGAAGCGATGCTTGGGAGTGAAGAAGCAGATGCTAAGGCAAAAGCTGAGGCCGCTGAGGAGGCTCAGAAGGCCGCTGACAAGGTTCGTAAGGCGCAGGAGAAGGAAGAGAACGACGCGAAAGAGTACGAACGTCTCAAAGCAAAATTTGAAATGAAAGGATAACTATGTTGATTGCTATCGCATTCGTTGTGTTATTCGTGACTTGTTTGAGAGAAGAGGCACACAGTAATAAAAAACAAAGAACTGATTCGACTGTTGCTTGAAGAATACCCTAGTGGGAAGACTGGGAAACCGTGCCATCTTCTGGGATGATTAAATTAAAATAGCCAGATAATTTCTGGCCATTTTTGCATTGGAGAAATATGATTGAATTGCCATATATGAAAAGCAGAGAATGGCTGAAAAGACAATGTGAAAATTTTTCGTCATTAGTTACAACAGATTTGTATGCTGGTATGCCAGCATACAAACTTCACAGATACATATTAATTAGAGGAATTCTCTTTAATATAGAAACTGACATTAATCAGTGGCAACGATTGGATCGTTGTCGTCGGAACCAAACAACTGGAATTTTTTTAAAAGGAAAAGCAGCGGTCCATCGTCGTCATACTAACAAACTAAATAAACGTATTAATAAATTATATAATATTCTGTTGATTGATAAATTATCGATATGACAAAAAATGAATTACATATATACGAGTTGAGCGAATGGCCAAAAAAATATAAAGTCATTATTAATTTAATATGTCCAATTATTGGATATTGGCTGCACCTAAATAACGAAATTAATTTAAAATTAAATGAAATTACTATAGATGTTGATAATGCTGTGCAAATTGGAAGAATATTTGCATCAAATGAAATTAATGAAAAGATAGATAATCTTTTTACTCTAATTATGATAGCAAAGTTTATAGAATGAAAAATTCATATCAAGAATTAGAAAAACGATATAAATTATTGATGGGTTATATTCACGAATATTATATAAAATGTGATTATACTTATCCTTACATTATTTCTCTAGAAGAAGATGCATTTCTTAATAATGAATATAAATTATATAATTATTATTATTTCTTTATAAAAACAGTTAACGATATGCACTCTCACACCCGAAAAATTAAATATAAACAGATAGTTAACTTAATGACTGAAATAGAAAATTATTTGTTAGAATGGAGATTATCATCATGACTATTTCTCAAAGATATAAATTTTTATATACACAAATTAGAAAAATAAGTAATGCATATAATTTTCTTATTAAAGATGTAGAATTTCAAGAAATTTTAGATATATTGTCTGACTTGAAAAGAAGCATTTATAATTAGGACAACGGATATTATCACTATTTAAGCGCAAAAGAACAATATGATTATCAGGAAGTATTAATTAATAAATTGGATGATTTAGAAAATAAAATTCTACTTTTTAAGTTGGCTCGATGAGAGATTTATTTGAACGATATAAATATAACGAAAGAGACTATTATCTCTCTTTCGTTATATAAGGAAAAAATGAAGATATATGTGTTGGGCTGTGCTGGAATGCTTGGGAATGCTTTATATAAATATTTTACAAACAAACAGAATTATGTTTTTGCAACAGATATTAATTTAATTGATAAATGGCTTTATTATAGAGATGTCAAAGATTATGAAGGAATGCTCCGAGATGTAACTATATTTAAGCCTAATGTGATTATTAATCTTGCTGCAATGACTGACTTAGAAGAATGCGAACTTAATGCTAGAGAATCTATGGAAGTAAATGCTATTGGCTCTGCTAATTGTGCAGCTTTAGCAAGACTTCAAAATGTTCCATATGTTTACATAAGTACTGCTGGAATATTTGATGGTTCACAAGAAGAGTATTCAGAAGAAGATATTCCCAACCCTCTTAGTTGGTATGCAAAGTCTAAATATCAAGGTGAACTTTTTGCTGAAACTGCTCCAAAGCATATTATATTACGTTGCGGTTGGCAAATGGGAGGATGTAATGCAGACAAAAAATTTATTTATAAAATTATGAAGCAATTAAAATCTGGAGTTACAGAATTAAATGTAGTGCAAGATAAATTAGGAAGCCCAACATATACCATAGATTTTACAAAACAAATTGAAAAAATGCTCCAAACAAAATCATATGGAATATGGAATGCTGTTTGCCAAGGAAATGCAAGTAGATACGATGTTGCTATTGAATTAATAAAATTACTTAATTTAGAAAATACCATTAAAGTAAACATAGTTGCATCTGATTTTTTTTCTGAGACATTTTTTGCTCCCAGACCAGCGAGTGAAAAATTAATAACAAATAAAATTAAAAATTCAGGATTATATGTAATGAGACACTGGAAAGAATGTCTTAAAGATTATATTACAAATAATCCAGATTACTTTACATTGGATGAAAAATAATGAATTCAACACAAGATTGCATATTGGGAGTATTGTCAGGGACAAAATATGTTTTGAAGTATGAAGGTATTGAAGCATATTTAGTGTCTATAAAAAAGAGTGGGTTTAAAGGTAGAAAAGTGATGATCGTGTGGAACATCCATCCCATTGCACGAAAATTATTACAAGAATATGGTTTTGAATTAATTGATGTAAAGTCAAAATCTCATAATGAATCATTCTTTCATGCTAGAATAAGAGTAGCCCAAGAGTATCTTGGAAATCATTATAAAGAATTTCGTTACATTTTCTGGTTGGATATCAAAGATGTAGTTCTGCAATCTGATCCAAGTATTTGGATGGAAGAAAATATTGGAAATTATAAATTAGTTGGGTCCACAGAATGTGTAACTATTGAGCAAGAAGAAACTAATCAGTTATGGGCCAGAGACGTGCTTGGAAAAGATCGTTACGAAGAAATAAAAAATGAAGAAGTAATTAATGGTGGAACTTTTGCTGGAGAGGCAAAATTAATTGCAGAATTGTTTCATCAGACTTATTTAATTACAAAAGAATATTCTGGACCTCATCCTCCGTGCCAACCAGCAATAAATTATGTTTTTAGACAGCACCCATTTTCAGATCATTTGTATATTCCTAGATGGTCTAAAAGTTTTGCAGCATGTTTACATCCAGTTTGGTCATGGAGCGCCAGAGAAAAATTAAGATTCTATTTAAGAGATAAACCCCCAGTGCTTAATATGGAAACTGGTATTTTATATCCTGGAACAATCAGTGATCCAAAAAATGATATGATTGCTTTTAATCGTTATTCATTGGAGATAATTTCTGCTGAAGCAGGACCAATGATTGGCTGCGAATGCGTAAAATCGACAAACACTAAACCATTTGCCATAGTTCATGGATATGATAGAGATTGGCAGATAAGGGAATTAATGGAATCAAAATATACAATGGAGTATAAAGTGAATAATAAAGTTTCTATTTTTACACCAACACATAATTCTGAATTTTTACCAGAAATTTATAAAAGTTTGCAAGCACAAACAGACCCAGATTGGGAATGGATTATCATTTATAATCATGACGGGAAACCATTAACTTTTAATGATGACAGAGTAAAAGGATATGTAGTTTACAATGTTCCAGAATGGGTTGGTCCTCTAAAAGCAATGGCATGTGAAAAAGCTACAGGAGATATTCTTTTAGAACTCGATCATGATGATTTACTTATGCCAACAGCTATTGAAGAAGTAAAAAAAGCATTTGAAGATCCTGAAGTTGGATTTGCATATTCAAATACTATTCATTGCACTGGAGATTATCAAAAAATTGATAGATTTAGCACTTATTATGGATGGAAATATAGAGAAGTAGAATTTCAAGGACATATTTTAGATGAGCATATTTCATTTGAACCTACTCCTGAGTCTATATCTAGAATTTGGTTTGCTCCAAACCATTTAAGAGCATTTCGACGTTCAGCTTATGATAGTGTAGGCGGATATAATATGGAAATGAGAATTTTAGATGATTTGGATTTAATGTGTAAGTTGTATAGAGTTACAAAATTTAAGCATATAGACAAAGGGTTATATATCTATCGAGTACATGGAAACAACACTTGGATAAAATATAATGCAGAAATTCAAAACAACGTTTATAGAATTTATGATCAATATATAGAAAGTTTGGCAGAAACTTGGGCTGAAAATTCTGGTCTTAAAAAAATAGAAGTTGGCGGAAGAATGGCTGCTAAATTTGGTTATGAAACTGTAGATTTAAAAGACGCAGATATTATGTGTGATTTAAATGGAAGATGGCCATATGCAGATAGTTCTGTTGGAGTAATTAGATCATTTGATGTTTTTGAGCATTTGCTTGATCCAATTCATACTATGAAAGAACTTCAAAGAGTATTAGCGCCAGGAGGTTGGGCATTTATACAGGTTCCCAGCACAGACGGAAGAGGAGCTTTCCAAGATCCTACGCATAAATCTTTCTGGAATATTAATTCTTTTAAATATTATACTGAAGCTAATATGGCAAAATATATTGATAATCCAGTTAGATTTCAAGCACCTAGATTATATGACACAGATAGAAATCCAGACGGAGTAATTTGGACTAGAGCGCATTTAATTTGTTGTAAAGATGGGTATCGTCCTTGTGGAGCATTAGATATTTAAATACAAAAACAAATAAAAAATGGCCAGATAAAATCTGGCCATTTTTATTGAATTTAAATTATTCAAATAATCCATTAATCATTACTGTTCCTTGAAATTGTTCTGAACCAGTCGCTGTTCCTACTGGAACACAAAGAATAATGTGAACATAGTTTCCAGCTTCACACATCAATGGATAAGGAAATTGAATATCCAAATCAGTTGTAGTTTGTCCAATTACAGCACCCACTGGAAAATATTGTTGTCCAAGATCAACAACGCGAGGAGCTTTTGCAGCAGCACCTTCAGCGCCAGTTAAAACGTTTGTTGAACTTCCTACTCCAATAGCCCATTGCAGTACTGTTGGAGTAGTTGCTACAACCGCACCAAAGTTCATTGTTGAAATGTGTATTCCTCGAATATATAATGTTTTTCCAGGAACGTTTGCTGAAGCAACTGGCACTTGAAAAGCAAATAATGGAAAGTCAGTTACAGCAGCACCAACCGCAGTAAAGTTAAATCTTCCACCTAACTTGGTATAGTTTGGTGTAGCTATGTTTAATGCTGTGTTTACTGCTCCAGTGCTGTTAGTGTGGTTTGCAGTAGAACCAAAAGCACCAGTTCCAGATTGGCCTTGAATTGAACTTGCGCCAAGACCAGCAAGTGTCATTTCATATGCACGGTTGGTATTTAAGTCAGGTTGCCAACATGAGCATGAGAAGATACCCAATTGGACAGCTAATGCTGGAGCAATAGAAGTACTATTATATACTCGAAATGATATTGGCAAATCTTGTGTGATAACTGGCAAACCTGCTCCAGAAGGTGTTGCGACAATAGCTTGAAGAATGTTGTTAATCCAAAATTCAACAAATGCACGACCTATAATAATTCTGAATTTATATGTAGTATTAGCTATTGGAGGAGTAAGAGAGACAGTGTTGTATGTTTCAGTTCCGTTGAAGTTTACAACACAAACAAAATTTCCTGCTGCATTCCAACGAAAGAACACACCATCAGTTGGAGCGGCTGTTGTTGCAGCATAACCTAAACCAATTTCTACAGTAGAGTTCGGAACAATGTTGGATGCTGCTTGATATGCAGCCACAGTTTCAAATATTGTGCAAAAACCAGAATAAATTGGAAATGTTCTCCAAGTTTTTAATACAGCAGTTGCGCTTGTAGCTGTAGATGATCCAGAATTTAAAGTCTGTTTTCCATTAGCCTGTGATTGGGTAAAAGTAGTTAAGGCAGTATTCCATAAAGCAGTATTAGTTGCAGAACCATTGAATACTTCGTTAAATAATAAGTTATCCATTCCTACTTGAAGTCGGCGGAATTCGTGAGCATTTAAAGCGCGATTAAGTGGAGTTCCAGTAATAAGACCAGCATCAGCTTCAGCGACAAGTCTCTCTCCTCCACCAATGTTAGTAGGAACGCTGCTTGCATCCTGTGTTTTTGGTGTAACAGTTAGCTGACGATTTAAAGTATCAACTTCTGCGCCGTTTCCTGATGAAAATCCTTGTAATGCTAGTGCCATAATAGTCTCCCACAATATTATTTATGATTTTTATTCATAAACTCCATCAATAATTACTGTTCCTTGAAAATCTTGGTTTGCTGTAGTTGCTCCAACTGGTATGCATACACCGACATGAACAAAACATAAAGCTTCGCACATTAATGGATAATAAAATTGAATATCTAGATCAGGTGGAGCAAATCCGATGGGGGAACTTGTAGGGAAATATTGCATTCCCAAATCAAGAATTCTTGGAGCCTTTGTCGCAGTTCCTTCTGCTTGCGCCAAAGTTGCTGATGAACTTCCAACACCAATAAACCATTGAAGAGTTGATGGGGTTGTTGCACTAACAGCTACAGCAGACGCTTGGTTTCCAACCATTGTTGAAATGTGTATTCCTCGAATATATAATGTTTTTCCAGGAACGTTTGCAGCAGCAGTTGCTCCTGCTTGCAAACCAAATACAATATAATCTGTGACTGCTCCAGCAATCGATGCAAATAAAAATCTACCACCTAATTTTACATATTCAGCAGTTGTATTGGCCAAAGCTACCGCAGTTGCAGCAGTACTAATAGTGTGATTTGCTGTTGATCCAAATGCTCCTGATCCAGATTGACCTTGTGCTGAACTTCCCCCAAGACCAACAAGAGACATTTCATAAACTCGTTCTTCATAAAAATCAGATACATAAACACTAGTGGAAATAACTGATAATTGAACGGCTGATGTTGGTGAAATAGAAGTACTATTATATACTCGAAATGATATTGGTAAATTTTGTGTTATTATGGGAAGTCCTTGTGTACCAGGAGGAGAAATAATAGCTTGCAAAATATTATCAATCCAAAATTCAACTTGGTCAATTCCTGAAACAATACGATATAGATGAACAGAATTTGCAGTTGGGGGAGTTAAATTATTTGAAAAAGTTTCTGATCCTCCACTATTTTGGACACAGAAGAAATTACCACCAGACCATCTAAAAAATAATCCGTCAGTTGGTGTTGCTACGTTCGTTGCAACATATCCAAGACCAAGTTCAACTACTGTATTGTTTATGTTTCCTGATGCTTGATATGATGCAACCATCTCAAAAGAAGTTGTAAAACCAGAATATATAGGGAAAGTTCTATAGCTTTTTACAACAGCATAAGTGCTTGTAGCAACAGATAATCCAGCATTTAAGGTCATCTTGCCGCCAGCTTCAGTTTGAGTCATTGTTGATAATACAGAATTCCAAATTGCAGTATTTACAGCAGCACCATTAAATACTTCATTAAATAATAATGTATCTGCACCAGACTGTAATTTGCGAAATTCTAAAGAATTTAAAGCTTTAGTGGTTGCAGAGCCAGATACTAAACCAGCATCAGTCTCCACTACTAACCTTTCTCCTCCAGCTATATTAGTCGGTACGCTCGATGAATCTTGAGTTTTTGGGGTTATATTAAACTTACGATTCAAAGAGTCATTTTCTGCTCGATTTTGTGTTGTAGAGCCAATAAGATTAAATGCCATAATTAATACCACCACCAATTAGCATAAAAATTTCCAGTTACATATGTATCAGTTGAAGCAGTTATAGTAAAACCTATGCCAGGAGTTATATTTCCACCAATTAGGGACATATCAGATAAAGTATATTCATCTTGAGAATGGCCACTCGCTGGAGGATTGGTGGAATCCAGCCATACTAAAAGATTTGAAGTTGCTAGTATATTTGCTTGTCCTGTAATATTTTTTGTTGTATAATTACTTCCTGGGGCTGACCCAAAATTTATCGCTACATTATTTCCAGTAGCACCTATTGTTCCAATTGGTCCTTGTGTCCCTTGTGGACCAGCAGCCACATAAGGAAGGGAAGCCCACAAAGAAATACCATTTCCAAGTTTAAAATTGTTTGTATCACTTTCTAGTCCCAATTCTCCTGCAAGCAATAAAGGATTATTGGCAGTCCAGTTGGCTGCTGTGTCGTACCTAAATTGGAATCTGGCAGAAATCATAGTGATTTATTTCTCCTTGCTTTATATAATTTTCTTAATTGTATTTATCTTAGACAGACGCTCCCATAACTAATTGTAATACATAAGCGGATGGTAGAGTATTGGCATATCCTCCAAAATATGATGTTAAGTTCCCGCCAGGAGTTCCTTGATTGCCTTGATTGCCCTGCGCACCAGTTACACTAGCTCCTTGATTGCCTTGATTGCCTTGATTGCCTTGATTGCCCTGCGCACCAGTTACACTAGCACCTTGATTTCCTTGATTGCCCTGCGCACCAGTTACACTAGCACCTTGATTTCCTTGATTGCCCTGCGCACCAGTTACACTAGCACCTTGATTTCCTTGATTGCCCTGCGCACCAGTTACACTAGCACCTTGATTGCCTTGATTGCCTTGATTTCCCTGATTTCCTTGCGCACCAGTTACACTAGCACCTTGATTTCC